ACCGTTTTCAAAATAAGTCACCATTGCATCCTTCCAATCAAATCCCTTATCAGACCAGTTTGCGGGGCGGTTTACTGAAGTTTGATATTCACCACCGCTAGTCCAAAGTTGCACACGACCCTTCTTAGAAGTCTTGCCCGGATCGGTTGCTGGGTCCTTGAACACGTCACGCCATTCGAGTCCTTCTAGACCATCGATTTCAACGCGGACACCAACTGCACTACACTTCATAGCAAACTTCAGAGTATCACGGTCACATTGTTGCAACAGACCACCACCCATACCGAATGCTAGATTATCTGCTGAGTAGCCGCAAACATCCACAACACAGCGCAAGATACTGCTAAGAGACACAGAGTTAATACCGTCGCCCCAGATAATGCGAACATTATTAAGGACTTTGTATCCCTTTTCGTTAACAGAAAATCCAAAGTGTTTAGCCAGAATGGATAACATTTTAGGAAGAACCACAACAGGATCACCACTATCAGGACGAATAACAACAGTTGCACCAGAATTGACAACATCATCTTTTAGCTCCGTTCCCCACTTTTCACAAGCAGCATAAATGTCATATGAATCAGATACAACTGCAACGATAGCACCAGGCTTTGCAAATTGCTTCAACATATTACGGTAAGCTGCTACTTCGTTTTCACGACCCCAGCTGGTAATGGTACTGTGTTCGGCTGCTGGAATAGAGAATCCACAAACATCACCACCATAAACATCCATAACATGCAGGATGCCAGACATAGTATCTGTACCCATGAAATTGACTAGGTGTGCTGCTCCACCTACTGCCGCGCTTTCCAGAGAACTTACACCACGAGCACCAAAGTCGTGCAGTTTAAAACCGATACTAGTAGGATCACCAGATTTCTCCAAGTAAGCTAGAATCTCTTGCTTAATGTGCCAGCTGGTTGTACCGACTGTGGTTGGATACCAGATAGCTCGAAGGAGTGCGGTTTCAATCCAAGTTGTAAGCCAATAGCATTTTGGATCGGTGTTCTCGATGGTACACAGTACATTCTTTGTTGGGATGATAAGTCCTTCTCGAGCTGCACGGATTCTAACAGGGAGGTATCCACCATGTGCATCAAGGATGTACTGCCAACCAGCACGGTTAAAAGGTTCTCCGTGAGCGGCCCAGATTTTTTCTGCCAAGTCAATATCCGATTGAGTAATTGGGACTGATAGCTCTTTGGCAATTGCTTGAACGCCGAGAAACTCTGTACGATCGTACTTGCCTCCTCGGGACTCAATGTATGAGTAGACATACTCGGTTCCTTCTGGGTACTGAGAAAACATGCTAGCCTTATAGCTGTCAGTGTTAAGTAGAATTGAATTGTTCATTTTAAAGTTCCTTTAAAAATTGCCTTGCTCTATCGCTAGGACTTAATTAACGACTATAGATACCGGAGTCGTTAAAACCGGTTGGGTGAAATTCTACCGTACATCCACTCATATAGGCAATATCGTATTCATCACGACCATAACCAGAACTCTTGTTTCCGATATTAAATGTCAGTGATTTTACCTTACGACCGGTTTGAGATTCAATTTGTTGTTTCACAAACCGCTCAATCTCAGAGCCTTCAATAGTGAATGTTTTGATTTCCAAATCCAATTTTAGCATAATATCAAGTTCCTGTGAAATAACGTATAATTTCAATGTGATCATCAAAGAAGTCTTCAGATTTTAGACTTGCAATTGGTACCCACTCTGCATGACGAGCATCATCGCTACCTTTGACCTTTGGTAGTGGACCAGGCGGAAGAGCAATGTGAAATGCGTGTGTTACAATCCGACCGCGGTCACTTCGTGTGATAGCATCAAATACCTTTTCGTTTACAATGTTACCAAGAAGAACTGGTGCAGGAACTTTGAGTTTAGTTTCCTCACGTAGTTCGCGGATCATACAATCTCGCATACTACGATCAGTATTTGCATTCAAGAATCCACCAGGAAGTGCCCACAGTCCTTTGCCGGGAAGAGCTCCGCGTTCAACTAGGAGAATATGTCCCGCACAAGTAACCACGGCATCAGCTGTGACAAAGACTGGAGCATACTTCAACCCATCAAACTGTTTGCGGTATTCTGCAATGAACTTTCGTTCTTCGATAATTTGCTTAAATGCGGGGCTTGTTGCAAACTGCCGCATGAACAACATAGTTATTGGGGGAACTACATTTTCGAGGAAGTCAAAATTCGTCGGATCACGGAAATACAGATCACGAATATCAGTGGCATGCAAAACATTAGAGAATGGAAACTCCACAAATTCCCATTGGGGGAACATATCCAAATAGAATGAACTTTCATCTTTTTTGTGTCCAATGATAGCAGTGTTACCAGGAAAAACCTTGTTCGCATCCACAATAGCCTGCACGCGGGTTGCCCATGCGTCATCATTGTAGAATGTATCTTCTACAGATGAAATTTCAACCGAACAATCGTAGCGAGTACGTAGATCAGCTTCGTTGATCGCTTGCTGAATCAGATGTTTCCGTTCAAGAACAGTGAACGGGTCTTTGTACTTACGTGGCTTGTTTGCTGATCCGATAATGATGATCAGATTTTTTGCCAGGGACATTGCTTTCTCGATGATAGCAACGTGTGCATTGTGAATTGGTTGAAAACGACCAATCAGCACGATATTAGTGTACTTTTTCATACCTTGTTCACCATATCAAAAATTTCAATTGCGTCATTGACCGAAATATGCCGTTTTTCACACATTCCAATCATCTTGCGTGCCTTAGTAAGGTAGTTCCCATGCTCAGAACGCGTCCAGTCATCAATACCATTATTCATTTCATAGTACCAACCGCACCCGTCTGTGTGATTCCAATGACATAGTTTACTATGTAATACCTTGGCGAGTTGTTGATCGGGGGATTCTGACTTTGCATTTAGAAGTTGTTCCTCTAAATTTTCAAGAGTCTTTTTAGTTTTGGCAATTTCTTGCTCAATTGATTTTACAGTTGACATACAAAAATCCTTTGTATTGTTGATCGGATCGCGTCTATCGCTTTCCTATTGTTATTTATAGCTTCGAGATTTGAGCTCTCCAGTAGCATTCATAAGAACCACCTTCTTCCCAGTGAGCCTTATAAGCCTCTGCTTCCTCTATTGTAGTGAAATACTTTGTATCATTGGGATCAACACGTTGGCCCCAACCGGCTTCATATTCAGTGACGACTACTTTATAGAGACCACCAATTTTAACTTCGGCCATTTTGCTACTCCTTATTTCCTACACTTTCAGTATAACACAAAAAGGAATAAATGTAAATTAAAATACAAACCGAATCAGAAGATAAGTTGCCAATACAGAAAACCAAATTGGAACATATGACAACCCAGAAAACCAAATTGGAACATATGACAACCAAGACTTACTGATAAACTTTCGATTTGTTTTAACCAAAATCCAGTCCCACATGTGAACACTGGCGATCAAGATAACCATAAAGAGAATCAACACACCAAAAACCTTCGGTGTATATTCACTCTCCCAAAACATTTGTTCAATGGGGTTACGATAAACGATAATCGACGGAGTGTTCATATTACTTTACCCCAAGCAGTTTGACTTGTTCTGGTGTGAGGGTTGAGATCAGAGCCTTGCGTGCTTCCTTACGTGCCTTTTCTTCTGCACGGCGGATACTTTCTGTGAGTTCACGTTCCTTACGGATACGATCAGCTTCTTGATGTTCGTTCCACCACATACGCATATATGCGCGGGGGACACCACATTCGTTATAATCCAAATTATCCAGCATACCCTCAACACCACCGGGGATTTTACTAGCTGCATTGAAAATTGCACACAACATTGCGTTGCGGCGGTCAATGGTATCCTTCAAATCAGCGATTTCGCTACTACGACTTGCTGTTTCATATCCACCACTATAACAGGGCATTTTATTACTCCTTCGTTGCTATGGGATTATTATATCATAGTAAAGAATAAAAGTAAATCAGTGTACATTTTCCTGTACAATACGGTTCAAATCCGTTCTAGTGTACATTTTCCCGTACACTTTAACAGAGAACCAATGCTCTGGGATTTCGTTTTCATCTAGAGCCTTCTTAACCATGGCCGGGATACCACTTTCTATTTCACACCCATCGGTCCACACACTGTAATCACGATCATGTGGGACAAAGAAATAGATTATGGTTGGATAACTCACAGTGAACGGATAGCTGTATTACCAAGAATATCAGTATGAAGTTTTGGTGCAAACATTTCTACATTAAATGTATTTTCAATTTGACCTTTACGAGAACCTTGAACTTTTTGAGTACCCGTGTCTTCTACTTCAACAAATACACCATACTTAGACATTTTTCGGGTGTATCGCATAATTTTCTTCAAACGGGCTTCACCAATATTTTTCGCAACCAACACGCGGCGGACTGTCATAGGTCTACTTCCTCGGTTTCTTTTTCGTAAAACGGGCAATCACCACCAATAACCCGCACAAGTGCTATAGCAGCAAATACTGGCAGTGTGATTACTGCTATAACTTTACTCGTCATCGTCTTCAAAATCGTCTTCATATAAGTCCAATGCTTCAGAGAGACGTACAGTTTCTTCCAATTCTAACCTTTCATGTCGCGCCTTACGAGAGCCAAATATTTTATCATAATTATCGCGATATGCATCATCATTGCGGGATTTTCTTGGTCCACTGCCTTTACCCGCTTCACTGTACTTCTTACTCATATATTCTTTAGTAAATCTAATATTTTATCTGATTTCCTTAGGTGTGTTATTTCATTTTCCAAATCAAGTTCACCAGGTTTGATTTTCTTTAACCATTTTGCTGGAACATCGGCTTCGTATCCAACTCCACCGTGTTCCGTTGCAAGTTTTTGTCGTGAAGTAACTCTCCAGACGACCCCGAATAGGGAATGGGTGCCAACCACGTTTCTACACTGGACAATAGCGCCAATAGACGCTCCGTCAGTGGATTCGATAATTCGCGCCAGGTCGCCGGGAGATAATTCATCACTCATACAAATTTGGTTAGATCAGGCTTGAAGTAAGATGGTCCCTTGGCAATTTTACCATTTGCGTCAAAAATAGGTTGGCCATCAACAAACTTAGACCAGTTACTTGCATTAACCTCACCACATGCACCTACAATATCCATATTGAACATGTGCGCAACGCCGGTGGCCGTTACTACTTGGTCAGCCAAAGAATCCAAAAGTTCTTGACGATTAACTGCATATGTCTTCCGATTTTCTTTAAACGCCATAGCAACTTCGTGCATTTGTGTTGCATCGAGCCCAAGTGCTTCCATCATCTCGGCAACTTCCTCAAAGTGTACACCAATTTGTACACTCATATTCTTTTCAGTGGGAGCTGGAACAGCCTTAGAAATCCACAGTTTAATTTGTTCAATCATCCCTTAATACCCTTATATGCCATTGTTGTTGCTGTAAACGAATTCATCCAAGACCACTGGTTCTGCACGTAACGCTTAAAATCAGACTGTTCCAGTTCGACTTCCTTATCCGTAGTCCATTCCATCATAGCAATGATGTCATCAAATTCAGATTCGTATGAAGTTGGTTTGTTACTCTTAAACTGGAATGAAATATCTCCGGTTTTTTGTAGAGTCTTTTGTTTTTCCTTCAACTCTTTGGCCACCAAGATTTTCCAACCATCAAGTGCTTCGTTATAGTCCTTTACGTGTTGCTCGCGGTTCTCTTTCAACTTACGAAGCAAATCACTTACTGCAATTGTTACTGTTCTCATATTATTTCCTTCTTGTTTATACCAAAACTCAATAGTGAAATCACTATCATCTAGTATATCACTATTGAGCATATTACGAAATAATCACTTAACCACTACTTGACCACGGAAGTCCATCGGGACAACAATTGTATTCACCTTACCAGCTGCAATACCTTCGGCTACCTTCAGATTTGCTTGAGCATTCATATACGCAATGGATTGTGTACTGTTTGCTGCTAGAGCCGCCATACGTTCAGATTCCAACTTAGCCAACTTGACTTCGTTTTCCTTAATTTTCAGTTCGTTCTGAGACTTGACGTATGTAGTAGCACTATCCAAAATTGCTTGATTGGGAATAGCAGATCGAATCTGTACAGCGTTAATAGTCAGTGAATTTCCAAGTTTTTCGTTGACCAATTCCTTTTCGATATGAGCACGGATACTCTGTTCAATCTTTTCTCGATTATCTGCAATTTCAAGAGATTTATACTCACGTACTGCAACGTTTTCTGCATTGACAATTAGTGTTTCAATGTAATTATGCATCAACTGAATATCGCCATCATGATCAACCGAGTGAAATGCCTTACTCTTAGTAGAGTACAAATCCGAGACACTTGACGGATTAACACTATAAACCACTGTGACATCAAAATCACCCATAGCAGAATTGTCTGCCGTCAGCGGGTGACGATCATTTACTGCAACTGGGATTTCACGTACAGGAAAAGTCAAAACCTTACCAACGAGAATTTGGTTCCAAGAACCAGGAGACAACTCAGTTGCTTGAACCTGATTGCTCATATCAACCCGCAAACCAACTTCACCGGTCGGGATAACTCGCATACAACCTGTCAAAGCAATAGTAGCAATGACCAAAGACAAACCACTCAAAAATTTACGCATAAAAACTCCATTAAAAAATAACTGTCAAACCACCAAGGATCAAAAGACCCACAAATAAACACGATACAACCTTCAACAAATTCAAAGCGGTTGAAGGTGTTAGTGTTTTTAGAAATACAGCAAAACCGTATACAAAAACACTAAAAAATGCTAAAGCTAGAATAAATCGGAGTATCATACTCGTGTGTGAGGTTTATTCAGACGTTTACAACGCTTTTGACTCCGTGCTTCCAGAATCTCCGGAGTCACATCTGCAATTTCATTTGTGCTAAAAATCTTTGGTGCAAAGTGATATTCACCATTCACGTTGAACATGGCACCAGCTACATATTCAGAATTCGTATTTGAATCCTTGAATTTAAACTGAACACTGTTTCCAACCTTGCGTGTGTTGCTTGCTCGCTTCAGGGGACTTTGCATAACGCGTTCTGCTTTACGTGCTACAGTACACAGACGGATACCTTGTTTGATATAACCAATCTGAACATTGGAGCGCAGGTGTTCAAGTAGAGTGTCGTCATAACCCGGCAGTACATCTGCATTTTCACGCACGATTTCCTCACGCATCAAGCGCAAAGTGTTCGCAACTGTTTTTGCTGACAAAGTACCTTCGTAATAAGACGCTAGCAAATCCTGTACCATAGCAGCAGTCGTAGTAATTCGCTTGCCGATAGAACGATTTAGTGATTCTTGACCACGGCTATTCAGCTCACGAACCAAATAGCGGGCCGCCGGTGTTTTGCCAAAAGTAAACTCATCGAGAGTCTTTTTATTTGGTAGATTAGGCCAAAAGAATACAGAAATCGGGGTATTTTCAGGAATATTCATATCATCTTTCTTATTCAATTCAGGGCATGTAGATGCCTCACCATACTTACAACCACCAAGATATTCACCTTGGTTACAATGTGTGCCGTGTCCCATTTTAAATCTCGCGAATAGTTTCTGCGGGAACCATGCGGCCATCCTTTTTCAGTTTAACCATACAACCCTGGATTGGACCGTAACTGGTTTCACCGTACGTGGAATATTTTGAAGTGCAAGATGCAGACTCTGCCCACACTTGTAGTAAAATAACCACAGCAAGTACAATACTACCAGCAAAAACAGTTGCAACAGAATCATCACTCATTTCATTTCCTTCAAAGAACGATAAATCAAATACACAGATAAAATTACACCGCCAGCAATGGCGATATAGTCGATCAATTCAAGTGGGTGGTTCATACCAGTTCAAGTTCCTGTACAAATGTATAGGTGGAGCACATTTCGGGATTATCGTTAATAAACGCTTGGCACTCGGTCTTAGTACCCTCGAAAAGGATTTTGGTCACATAGCCAGTTTCAAATACCACAGCAAAAATCGTTTCCATTTCAGCTCCTTGTTAATATAGAGTAATTATATACCAACTTGGAATAAAAGTAAATCAGAAGTTTTTAGGTAATTCCCATTTTGTATTAGCAAACCCAGTATCATCTGGGTCGTCGAATGTAATACCTTCACATTCTAGCACAAAGAGATTAGCAAGAGACAGAGACAGAATAGCCGCTGACACTTGGGCGGGAAAACCTTTACGAGTTCCACCTCTTGTATCTTGCATTAGTTCTTCAAAATAATTTTTTAGTCGAACTGTACCCCAATTATCTTCAACGTATTTCACAATCTGTGGATAGGCATGCAGTTCAACCAATGATGTCAAATTTTCAAATGACATCGCCGGGATTTTATTGTGCATCTACTATTTATTACCAGACTGAATGACCCTTGATCAGCTGACGATGTTGAATCCATCCACGGAAATTACCTGACCAAACAGAATTTTCCGTTATATGTGTTACACCGGGTGTTCCTAGTTTATCACTGGGAAGTATTGGTGTTGCCTGGTGTTCAAATGGACTGGCGTGTACACGTGAAGCTGATACTAAACGATCGTAAACTAATTTAGCCTTTTCGAGAGTATCATCTAGACGGCGATAAGATACCTGTGCGCAACACGAGGCAGATACCTTCTTTGCATCTTCAAGTGAAATAAGATCGGGCCCGTTGTAATACAAGAATGTATCATCGCAAGTTGGAATTGACTCGACATATGGAAGATGCCATGACCCGGCAAAAGTGTGTCGCGGTTCCGAATAATTAAACGCCTTTGTAATACACTTAGCAAGTTCACCAAATTCTGGTTGCGCGTCCTCATGATCACGTAGCCACAGCAGATTAGTCCACTCGGTTCCAGTTATAACAGTTTTCATCCGTTGCCACGGTTCTGTGATCCGGTTAGTGATTTGTTTATGCAAACCATTATCCATTAGAGATTTTGCAAACCATGCTGCCTGTTTTGCAGATTCGATCCAACCTTGGCGGGCGAGTTCCAATTCACCGCCGGTTAGTTCTTCCTTAGCAGACATACCAGGTTGATTTTTACCCCACCAAACTGGCATTGCAGGATTATCTCTAATTTGTTCTAGTACACGCTCGACTGGAATAGCACGACTTGAAGCACAATTCTTACTCAACATTCGGTGAGTCATCAACTCACTGTGAATAAAGCGAGGATATTCCAACTCCAAGGTTGTAATACGTACATTATCCCGAGAAATAGAATCCAGAATAACCTTCGCGCTAATACCTTCCTTACCTGTCACAATTCCCATTTATGTTACCTTTTTAATTAGTTCGCTAATAGTGTTGATCAGAAAAATCTTTGGTGCAAACCATACCATCACTGTGTCTCTAAAGTTAAAAATAGTGATCAAAAAACCAACCAGTGTTGAAATAACACCCATCCCCATAGCACCCTGGCGGAAGTCAGCCCAATAACCCCATTTGTCTTTACCGCGTTTCCATGAATCAAATATACCAACACGGAAGATACAATACAAACCAAAGATGAATAAAATCAATCCAATTGCTAATTGTACCGTATAAACTGTTCGATAGAAAGTAATATACTGAATTGCAATATCAGGAAGTTGTGTTGCAGCAAAATCAACTGCTTTCTCTGTTGCGTTTTTAACAGCATCAAAAATTGCATCTGCTCGATCTAGCAACTGTTGTTGCAGTGGTGTTAGTTTATCACTCATTTCAATTTAGCCTCATCAAAATCTTCAAATGTAATCATGGCTCGACATAGTTGTATTTTACCATTTTTAAAATATGCAACCCAAATATCACCGGATTCTTCCCCTTCACCCTCAAGTTTAAAGAGATAATTCGGAAATCGTTTGGAAAATGATATCATGTGTTCTTTCCACTCATACCATTTACCATTTAGGGTTAAAGAACCATTGTGAATATAAAACGTATAATCTGTGGCGTCTTTAATAAGATCAATGAAACTTTCAATATCTGTATCTTTAGACGACAGTTTAAAATCAGTATAGTATCCCATAATTAATCCCACAAGTTAAGATAATATTTTCCAAAAAGTCGAGTTCCATTACTAATACGGTCTTGATGTTTTCGTATTCCATCATAATCACATTGATATGTGTGATTTGGGCCGTGTGTTAATTTACTACAACCTGGATGATCTTCAGAGTCAACAAAAACATGATCAATTTCACCAATACGATATTGATCTTCCCAGTTACTATTAATCTGAGAAAACGCCCAGATCATTTCGTCGAGAATCCACTCCCATCGAGCAAAATGAAATTCATCGGTATCGTATTCATTTTCTTTAGGTTTTGCAGCAGTGCTACGAAGATTCTCTGGGACATCTGCATCATCTGTAAATGGTCCACCAGATTTGACTTCCTTCAGTCTTTGGAGCGCGGGAAGAATAATGAACGCAAGAGTAGAATCCAAATTCCAAACATCATAGTTGTCAATCCGGACTTTGATTTTTCTTTTCTTTTTAGAGTGATACCACTCACATAGTCTTGCAAGATATGTTGATGTTCCATCTTTATTCTCTGCTAGCCATTCACCAAAATTCCAGACTGTTTTATTCCGTTTATAATTTTCATCATATTTAGGAATCCAGAATAGAAGTTTCTCTGCGATTTGATATGGACCAAGCCAGTTAACGTGTTGTCCAATATTTACTTTCATGATTTTACCACCATGGCCTGAATGCAGCGCAGTTTTACTCTATTATAAGAATCTGATTCGATTAATACTTTAGAAACACGTTGACATTCTTCTACTGAAGCAAATCGCTCAACCAATGTTACTGGTGTGAGACTAGCGCTGGTTGGAAGACTCACAAGCAGCCAGACCAATACTGTGTTCATTTTAAAATTCCGTAAAGTGAAGACAGATCATATGTGAAACGTTCGCGCATTTTACCCATTACTGCTTCCGGAACACCATGAACAGAACCGTACTCATTCTGGCAGTGAATAACTTGTGGCACAACACCGTGGGTCTTGGCCATTTCAAAATATGCCTTCATTTCCTTAATGGTGGTGAAAGTGTTAGACACAATTACATCGCGCTTATAGAATAGAGCATCATCAACCTGCTTTTGGCACCACTCGTGCGCAGCACCTATTTTCATACCGTCATACTTATAAACGCCATCAACAATGAAGAACTGGTCTGCTTCAAAGTGATCAGTAGTCATAGTACCCATTGCCTTTTGCAACTTTTTGGCAAGGGTAGACTTACCAGAACCAGGTACACCGCGGATAATAGTCAATGATGTCATTTCTTGCTCCAGAATTGAAACTCAATCTTCATGATGGTAATGGCAAAACCGGTTTTATTTAATGGTTTACGAAAACCAAAGAAATTAGTGCTAGTTTTGAAATCAAAATCCCAACCAATTGCGGTCAGAGATAAATCAAAAATAGTAAACAATACGGTCAGTGGCCAGAAAATAGCCAGTGCCAAAATAACACGGATATTTTCTTGAAGATTGCGAATGGCTGCTACGACCAAAATTGCAAAAAAACCGATCAAATAAGCTGTAAACATTTACTACCCCGTGTTACTATGGAATAATTATACCACGGAAAATAATAAAAGTAAATCAGGGAGTTTTGATTCCCGCGTACAGCCTATCACCTTGATAATACGAGCAACAAGCCGGGTATTGTAGTCCCGTAAAGACCGTACACCCAGTAGGGCGATGAATCTTATTACAATCGGGACACATCCAAGCATAGTCTTTTTTCACACCGAGACCATAAAATGAATTACCTTCAGATGGCATCCACTCACCTTTACCAAGGTACTCTTTATTATATGTATAGCGATCATTGAAGAGTTTAGCGATCTTTTTCTTTTGAGCAGCTTCCTTTTTCTCGATGCCTTTAACTATTGCAATCTTTCGAGCTTCACGAATTGTGGATAGAATTTCAAACATTATAGTACAGTGTGGACAAAATTTTCAATATAGGCCTGAATCTGTGCTGAATCCTTTGGATATTCCTTAGATGATTTCCAAACCTTTCGATCAAATAACTCTGGATTGGCGGCCATAAAATCCCAGAAGATTTTCAAACCCTCAAAATATTCTGGATTTTTAATGGTAACTTGGATTTTCTTATCCGGAATATTGGGATTTTCGGAGAAAATAATTTTCTCAAAAACACCTTCAGTGAATTCATCGAGATATTCGTACATCCGTTTCTCTTTGTATCCAGCTTCAGCAAGTGTTTTAAGATTAGCTTCATTATTGGCCATCATATAATCATAGTCAGTACCTTCTTGAACACTCAGAAAAATACGACGAGAACCAACTAGAATTTTTTCAGTATTCATAATTAACCTTTCAAAATATTTTCGGTAATTTTAATGCGTTCATTTCTAATCCAATCACCAATTTCTTTACCTTCTAGTTTTCTCAATGAAGAATCAATTGCACACGAGGTATCAATTTTTGAAGTTCTTGCAACAATGATCATAAGTTCTTCTAATGAAAAAGCACAGTAAGGCAAAGCTAGTCTAGCAATAACTAAACGCTCAATATCAAACCAACCTCTTGCATGTGAGATAAAATCAACTGCTTCATCCGCATTATATAAAAGATTATAGTTAGATTTTAAGATACTCATCAACCAACGGACATCTGATGGTACTGAAGGCCGTGTTAGTTTTGCATTACATCTGTAAGCAATTCTCGCCACAAAAATGTTCAGTCTATTAATGTGTGACAAATTATGAGACATATCATCAAAAACATACAAATCTGTTTCACCAAATGTATCTTTGAACATATCACAGTGGTCGAAAACTCCAAATGCAAAAAGCACAGAAAAGAAATTAACCAAGTTTTTTGAATTAACCTTTTTAAATTCTGCCCAAAATCGCTCATCACTAATTTCGTTAAGTGAGCGGGATTCGGCTATAGATTTACACAATCTAAATGTGTTTGTATCTATTCTAAAACCATTATATTTTGTGTAAAATCTAGCAGCTCTAATGACTCGTAGTGGGTCTTCATCAAAAGCGGGGCTTGTATGTCTAATGATTTTATTTTTAATATCCAGTTGGCCGCAGAATGGATCAATGATCTCTTTAGATTCAATATCCATTGCAATCGCATTCATTGTGAAATCGCGCCGCTCCAAATCTTGCTCAAGAGTAACCGTCGAGTCGAATTGAGTCTCGAAGCCAAGATACCCCGGTCCGATCTTACGTTCACTACGGGCGAGAGCGTATTCTTCTCCAGTATCTGGGTGTAGGAATACAGGAAAATCCGCGCCGACTTGGGTATATCCCAAGTCTAACATTTCGTTTGGTGAGGAACCAACAACCACATAATCTCGGTCATTAGGTTCCAGCCCCATCAGCATATCGCGGACAGCACCGCCAACTAGATAAATTTTCATAATTCATCGTCATTCATGGTGATCTCGGATTACCTCGATTTTCAGTAATTCACGGACCACATCATCCAGAACATACGGGAACAGATTGTTAGTATCAATACCAACGTCCTTAATACGACCCGTCAGACCAGATGGAGAACCGTGCAGGTGTCCATGAATCATCATAGAACCTTGATTCATACCGTTCCAATGTGACATAGGAAAATGGCTCATACACAGGAAGTGCTTCTTTCCGTCTACTTTATGAAAGGTCTCTAGATAATCATGAACCGATGCGAACAGACCATCACTATAACGAGTTCCGTCGGCTTGTTTCTTTGTCAGCGTCTTGTCGTGATTACCCTTGATCAGATACTTCAGACCGTTCAGTCGAGAAATCAGGGCCGGTGCTTTTTCGATTTGTCCCATAGCAACATCACCGATAATAAAAATATCATCCTCTGGTTTAACCAGCGAGTTCCAGTTGCTGATAATCAGTTCATTCATCTTAGCAACCTTATCCCAGTCGGTATCAGGCCCACCCCGGTGCGGGCAGTACTTCAGAATGTTCAGGTGGTTAAAGTGAATATCACTTGCTACAAAAGTTGTCATTTAGTTTCGTCCAATAATTTCAAAATATTTTCACGAGCTTGTTTTTCCCAAAGCTCACGTGCTTTATCTGTGTGGTAGATTGATGGTCGTACCTGAAGGAATTGTCTCAGGAATTCTGCACATTTGCGCAAATTCTCTTTATTAACTTCACCACCTTGTTCAATTATAATCGCTTCTTGATTTAAAGTAAACTTATAATAATTAGTTGCCAGAGATTCTAGATCAGCATCCAGCAATGTGGCCAGATTGCCTTGCAGACGCATATGCGTTAAATGCATATCAATGCTTGTATTTCTAATTAACTGGCACACAGATTCAACATCGAGAACTGATACTCTGTGAAGAGAATTTTTACAATACGTGTTCCAATCCTTCTTAAATGCAGCCGCCGAGCATCGTTCGTTGGCATCTTCACCGGAACCGGGAATATACACAGCATCATGATACAACGCCGCATATAGAAGTTCATCAGCTGCGTTTTCATTCAGTGTCAAGCAATTTTGAGCTACGCGTGTTGCATGCTCGAAATTATGATAAGCCCGCACCTCAGCGTCAACTTCATAACGAAACCGGGCTTTTGCTACAATCTGAGGAATCAACCGCATATTAAACTCCGTAGTATGAGCGGCAAGAATCTAGCAGTTTCTGGTAATACTTGTGAGTATCTGTATACGACATAATCCCGTTGATTTGAATTCCATACACATTATCGTCAGTAACAATATGTTGATTCCGCATAAACAAGCGCAGATTATCCGCAACGTCCTTCGCTTCTTTCAAGCCACAGTTTTTGAAATGTTCGCGGATCAACTTGATTGCGCCAACTTGATTTCCCGCAACAATATTAGTAAAAATTGTGATATGATCCGGATCAATTGTTTCAATGTGACGGTCAGAAGCTGAATCACCTTTTGCCAAATCCATGAACAAAATAGGTTCAACCTTGGCCAACCTGGCTGCCAATTTATCGTTTTTGTATTCGCCAGTGATCAAAAGATCAACAAATTTATTCAAATCATCTTGTGTAAATGCAAACATTGCTTGATTATCCATATTATTCTCCAAAATAATCATAAAATTTTTGTTTAAAATTATCAATATCAGCCATTATTTCAAACACATTCGAAATATATGGTTCTGCAATCCAGTGTTGTTCGTATCCATTCTTCAATACCAAACAACCATCGAGATATTCTTTCGTAGAAGAATCAGCAAATGTGCCCTCGAACTGCGCATGTGTATCCGTCATTGGTACATCGGTTTTATCCCAGTCAACGCCGATTTCACGAATCATTTTTAGAAAAGCATCATGATATGATGTAATACCATGATGACCGCGTGAAGTCTTAATCTTTTTATCAACCGGGTCCCATCCACCATAATACGATGGGGTGGCATTTGCTGTACCCATAGCCACCATATATGTCCATGCAAATTGTTTTGCGTCCATTACCAAACTCCCTTTACAGGTTTTTCACCATCAAATCCCCAGGCATCTGCAACAGAATCGTACAGATAGTTCTCACCCGAATCATTATCATTGCCGTAGTAAGCAAATTCACTATTTCCGGCACGATCAAGACCGGCTTCATTATAGCCGTAGCTATCATAACCTTCTGGATCATAGAGAGTAAATTCTTCTGCTTCACGGCTATACTTGTGCCACCATTCCTGGTCTTTCCAGTATGCGTGATTTACAGTTGGAGAATATTTACCGCGTGCCATGATGCTTCCTTGTTAATGGAATAATTATACTACGGAAAGGAATAAAAGTAAATTACCAAGAAACGTGAATGTACGGCCCCTCTTCGCCCATAGAACCCAAACGTACTTCTCTAGCTGCAATCATAACGAGACCCCAAATAATTCTTGTGGAATTGGGCCATAACGGTCGTAAAGAATAGAGCTTTTAATATTAGCGGCTTTACCTTTAACACCGCCCTCCATCATTTTCTTTTGGTAATAGGCCCGTGCAATTCGATTGCGAACCGAACCGCGGTGACTATTACATTTATTGCAAGCTGCTACTAGATTAGTTTCTGACCAATCCTTCTTACCTTTTGTATCCCATTTGTCACGGAGATGTTCTATCGTAGCAGAATTATCAAGATTAGAACCGCCCACACGGTTATAGAAAACCATACTACAATCGCAATAGTAACATTTACCGGACTGCTTCCTTGAGAGCATTTTCAGAACAATGTTGGCCATCAGAATTCACCGTATTCTTCAATCAAAAATTTTTGAAATTCCAATGCTTCTGGATACTGCTTCAATTCTTCATCTGTCATCTCACGAATTTCCCATCCAGTATTTTCCATGAGTGGTCCACGCAGATACCACATGATTGCTTTATATGTGGAATTACTGAAATAACAATCCGCCCAATGTCCTTGGTGACCCTCAAACTCGTTTGTTTCATCTGTAAGACCAACTTTAATCCAATAAGGCTTTTTCATAATCCATACTTTCTCAAAAGTTCTGTGACTTCTTCGTCACTAGAATCACCCAAGTCCTTTTCTGCCATGAAAACTGCTTCATCACCAAACTTAGCCAATTTCCGCCCCGCCTCGTCGTTATCGCATACAGCAACAACTCGGCGATTCAGAGCACGGAGCCAACCCCTGTACTCACGGTTCACATCACACGACAGAACAGCCAGAGCACTAACCCCACGTTCGGTTAATCGACAAGCGTCAAAAACACCTTCCGTCAAGAATACAACTTTGGGTGTTAGGTGAAGAGACTCAACTCCGAATAAAGCAAGCGTAGGTTGCTTGCGGAGTGTGAAATAACGACCCAACTTAGGATCATTATTTTGTGTCTTAGATGCATCGGGTCGATACTGTTGGTATCCGACCATCTGGCCACTGAGATTCCAGAGTGGGAACGTGGCCACATTATTTTCTTCGTCAAGCCAAGGGCGGTGTAACGTTAGATCACAATGCCTTGACTTTAGATGATGAACTAATGTTTCCATGTTATTATTATAACACGGAAATGAATAAAAGAAAACTTAAGTTTTGGGGCCGCTACCGAAGTAAATGGTAGCAAGTCCTTGAGCCACCAGATCATCGTTTAGATTATAGTCACTAATGAATACTTTGGCAAGAAAGCGGCCATACTTCTCTTGTCCAAATGTCTGTAGTGTTACAGCAGTACCAACTGGAAGTTTACTAATTACATAGTTCTTTGCTTCTAGTGCCTTTGCGCGGACTACTGCATCAGTAGCATGAAGTTCTGGTGTATTAATGCCGTAGAGGCGAAGTCGAGTATTGTAGTTCACATAGAAACCAAGATCAACAGTAGCATCTACGGTATCGCCATCAACTACGTTATTGATAACGGCATTAAAAATATAGGTATCTTTTTTCATACAATCTCCAATTAGTTCGATAGTATTTATTTGGTCGGCAAGGGCGGAGTTTCACCACCTCTCTCGTGTTGTGTTTAGGCTTGCAAACCTGCGAACACGCGGGACATCGCCCATCTAGAATCATGCCATTAATTGGTGCTCGGTGGGAATTTTGAAATCCCGACCTCTTGGATGTCGACCAAGTGCTCTTCCTCTGAGCTACCCGAGCAATTAATTAGAAGTTTGGATTCTGAGACATTGCGCTGTGCTCATAACCAAATTGTCATCGCCTTCATGGGCTTTTAGATGTGTGACTTGCGTCTACCGTTCACCTCATCATACGACACGGACCCTAGACCTCCGAACCCGTTGCTGTTCTACCAGCTGCTTCTAAATTGGTACCTCGTGAGAATTTTGCAATCCCGACCTTCACCTTGTAAGGGTGTTGCTCTACTTCTGAGCTAACGAGGCATAAATTGTTTTATAAGAATGCTCTGAAATATCATCTTCATCCCTGGCAGGACTAGACTTTCGCAGTGCCAGCTACCGATCCGTCTCTGCCTATGGCGGCAGACGTGACCGTAACAGAGATATTCTTATAAAACAATTGGTCCGGCGTGAGGGAATCGAACCCCCATCAAAAGGGTAGAAGCCTAATGTATTGATCCATTATACGAACGCCAGATTATTTGGTGCGGGTTATCGGACTCGAACCGATACGAATTAACGGCAGATTTTAAGTCTGCTGGGACTACCAATTCCCCCAAACCCGCATTAATTTTACATATCCTCAGTGTGATGGTATTTACCATAAACACAGTGCATTAATTCATGACCCCAGATTTTCATACCTTTAGTATCATCCATCTGCAATACTTCAGGAACATAAATCGTACACGTTTTGGTATCCAGATTTGTTACAGAACAACCATTAGAGCTATAACCCGTACCGAGTTTAGAACACAGTTGTTCCATTTTTCTGAATTCTACGACCTTAACGACCATAGTGAATTCTTCAGTGAAACGTGTAGGTTTCACAAGTTCGACAGTATCAATTTTTTGTACGCTAGCGCAAGCTGTTAGCATTAAAGTGAGGATTGAGATCAATTTTTTCATGATATAATTATACCACAAAGAATAATAAAAGTAAACTTGGTAGGCCTCCAGAGAATTGAACTCTGCTTTATCGGTTAAGAGCCGATTACATCGCCACAATGTTTGAAGCCCATAGCCACTATTATAACACAGTGGCAAATAAAAGTTAACGCATTAACCTATAACCTTTCAAACTCATACGCTCATCACCAATTAATGGACGTGTTGCGATTGCTGTATATGAGTCTATATCGGGTTCAAAGAACATCTCATGTTCTATATCCTTTTCATTAAGGGATTCTGATACTTCAACTAATGATTGTTCATTTTTAACATCTATCAAAACCATATAATTTTCATTACCGGATTGATACCGTTTTCCTATTTCATCGACCGCGTGAGCAGTCTGTACTATTTGTTGAGGGACACTCAAGTCCCGTCGCACGAACATATAAATGTAGGGATTCATTTCTGAACTCCCTCAAACTTTGAAACAATATCTTCAGGCATATTAATACCGAAGCGTTGTTTAAAGTGTTGCTTCTTACTATCATTTTGGAGCTTACACATCCATCGTGCATCATTTAATGCCTGATTAAAACCATACCAAGAATCACACCCTTGAATGTTTTTGTGTTTCTCCGTAAAGCCATTATCAACCGGTTTGTTGCGCAATACGTTATAAACGATATGCTCAGACGCGGTGTGATCTTTACTATTTTTCCAAGCGGCTGTTACCGCATTAAATTGTTCTTTACTGATATAAAAAGTCTTTTCCATTTGATTCTCCAAAAATAATAAACGTGCACATTTAATTAAACCTGCAGGTTTATTATGGAGGATCTTTGTTCGGCATCTACAACATGACACGTCCTTTCAATTAGGGTTATAAATCTGGCGCGATGTGAGGGGATCGAACCCTCGATCAAATGTTTTAGAGGCATCTGCTTTACCACTAAGCTAACATCGCAAATATCTACTAGGGCTCTGTGTAGTCATTAGACCAAGCTACACAATGTTAACACATATTCAAGGCACTGGGACATGGTCTGATGCCTATGTGAACCTTTAACTGGTGCGGGCTAGGAGAATCGAACTCCTGCTTAAACGTTGGCAACGTCTGGTTCTACCATTAAACTAAGCACGCATAAAGAATTTTAACACCCATGCCCGAACCCATCGGACCTCGCGACAGCCAGGAATCGAACCTAGATCATGGGTGTTAAAATCCCTTAGTCCCGCCCTCTCACCCAGAAGAGCCAACAGAATCGAACTGTCTGGCGGGACTAAAGAATCTTTGTTTCCAAAACACTTTTCTACCGCAGCATGGGCAAACATTGGTATCATTCCAAATAATCTGACCACACCAACAAAACTTATATTGCATATTTAAACTGGTCCGTGTAGCAGGATTCGAACCTGCGACCCTCTGCTCCCAAAGCAGATGCGCTACCAGACTGCGCTACACACGGATTATAATTGGCACCCCGGGTAGGTACTGCCCCTACTTTTGGACTGGTTCAAAGCCAGTTGCGTCACTTTTCCGCATCCGAGGAATAAAACTATTTAACTTGGTACGAGTGGTGGGAATCAAACCCACTCAAGAACGCTAATCTGGCGCTAAAAGGTTTATAAGACCTCTCTGACTATCAAGTCTCACTCGCATATTGGCGGAAGGTATCAGATTCGAACTGATGGGCCCCTTTCAGAGCCACGGTTTAGCAAACCGCTGGTTTAACCGCTCACCCAACCTTCCATATTACTTATTGCCGCCCATAATATCCAAGTTATGAACTGATCTTTCGACTGCCACGCGCAACGGTACGACGAACTGTGTCTTGGTTGACTAACTCGTCAGGGCGGTATCCGCGTGCACACGCAATAAATGTATTTGGAGACACGTATGGGATTCGAACCCATGTGGTATCTCTACATCGGTTTTGCAGACCGTTACCTTCGCCCTCTCAGTCAACGTGTCTCCAAATACATCTTGTTTGGCTTCCACTACCAAACTCGTTCACTTAAGGTTTTGAATCAACCTGTTATACTAACCGAAGTTAATATCGCAGTTATTGAAACTTTCTGGTTGTGACTTTACCTTAAACCAGATATGGATTATCTTGGTGCGGATGGTGAGACTCGAACTCACAACGCTTTCGCGATCAACTACTTTTGAGGCAGCCGGGTCTTCCAATTCCCGCCACATCCGCATATTCTGGTGCCCTTTAGAGGTTACGCTCCTCTGTCTGATCCTTACCAAAGATCTATTCTTCTATTGAAATAAAAGGGCTTATATTGGCATACCAGGATGGGCTTGAACCATCAACGAGTGAGCTCTAACTTTGTTTTGCCACGAGGATTTAACTTTTGCACCTCTTTAAACTACTGATATTCTGGCGGAGCTACAAGGAATCGAACCCTTACCGTTTCATCAACAGTAGCACGGTTTTCAAGACCGCTTGACGCCATCGTCGCATAACTCCATATTTGGTGCTGAAGGTGAGACTCGAACTCACGTAGGTTTCCCGACGCCTTACAAGAGCGTTGCAATTGCCGCTATGCGACTTCAGCTAATTACCTTCGATCATCGCGTTAATATATCTTCTACGATGATCGGGATTCATTAATATTCGATGGATACTCATTGCGCTAAACCCAAGACGGGATAGTGTTTCAATAGCAAGTTTATCATTGCCGCGTTCATACATCAGAATGCATTCATCAACTGCATCCGATAATTTACTAGCAAGACGTCTATTGTTTTCTGTATCAAGCATCTATTATTTATCCATTTTCGATGTACATTTAAACAAACAACAATGAACTACATTTACTCAAATTAAATCAGATTGTGACTCTAATTATTCGAGGTTTGTATGTACATTGAAAATGGAGCGGGATTGGGGAGTCAAACCCCATACGTCTGATTGGAAGTCAGAAATGTAATCACCAACACTTATCCCGCATATTCACCTGTGATCTTATGCTAAGCCGGTGACGCTTTCGCGGCCAAATAAAGTTTTGGAAGACTGTTCGTTCTGTTTCTCGGTGAACATTCCTCAGAGTGTGTAGATTAGCACTCAAGTCTTCGAGTTATACTCGGTGGTGGTCATACTAGGTAACGCTCCTAGACTTAGAGGTTATGAATCTCTTGTGCAGAACTTCTACACTATATGACCAAATTTGGCTCCCGTTAGTGGTACCGATCCACTGGCCGCTCTCCATAGAGGAGGTGCTCCACCATTGAGCTAAACGAGAATTATTGGATGCGGAGCCTAGGAGTCGCACCTAGTATCGCCGGCTTATGAGACCGGAATGGTTTATATATCTGTTCCACTCGCCCGCTGTAATATTTACACGGCTTCCGCCTCAACCTTGCCGGTCAACGGATTCTTTTTCTTCTTTTCAATCACTTCAAATGACTGCATAATTGCTTGTTGCATCATACCCTTAAAGTGATCACGCAATTCTTTACTTTGAATTGCAGCTACCAATCGCTTTGCCGACTTAGTCATCTTGAAATGTTTCGTTGGAACAAAACGGTTATTTTCATCACGCTTAAAACTCATAATAAACTCCAGTTAAAAAACATTAAAATGTACAATATATTAAACACTTGCTTATAATTTGCTCAATATAATAAACACTTTAGCGACCTGAGAATACAGTCGTTACAACGGTTCTTCGTGCATTATAATGTAACCTTGCGAGTCACACTTCGCTCCTCTTCCACGGGGTCTCAGCTTTCGCGTATCCGTAAACCGTTAACATCGCCGTTTTGAAAGTCAGGCAGTAGACTTATCGTAATATGCTATTCTACAGTATCATTCCCCACCAACCTTGCGAGCTGTTCGACGGCGCTAACCATCTATGAAGTTTCCACCATAAACTAATGTCACCTTGCGAGTTTCACTAGACTTCGTTATCCTTACGGATCAAAGTTTTAGATGTCTTTCACATACTACCGAGACTGTCTTTGCGTTTTAAATTTTGGTTGGATTTGAACCAACAGTGTATTTCTTAACAGGAAATTGCATTACCATTATGCTACAAATAACTTACTGTGATGTGCAGTCTCAGTTGCTTCGCAAAATTTTGTTCCACGAAATACAACACACCACGTACCTTTTGCCTCGCGAGCTACTCAGTCGTCTTTCACGATTCATGTTGGGTCTCGGCTTTCGCGTACCACCATAAACCATTCAAACTGCCAGCCACCCTTGGATGCGACTCCTCGGATTACTCTGACTACCTTTTCTCATACCAGTTGCCAAGTTGGTTTGTAATGAGGTCAGCACCACCTGTTACTCTCCATCGACTGACGTTCCCCTTGCGGGCGTCTAAGCCAATGTTCTTTCCATTACACTTGCTTCACTGTTACCACCACAGGTCTTATCCATGATGGGACCCTCACGAGTCTGAGCAGGCTTGCGTAGAGTGACCTATTGCTAGGCGATGCTATGTAAGCATCACATCTTTGGGTGTATCACTACACTTATCACACAACACTGACTTTCGTCAATGCCACGAGCTACGCCTCGTTAAATCTTATTTTATACTAACATTAAAAATCACAAAATAATCTTTAATGTTAGTAATTTGTTGAAGTGTTTATTATAACACACCCACAAATAAAAGTAAACTGGAGCTCACGTCGAGCCTCGAACTCGATCCTCTTGATTACGAAACAAGCATACCACCAGCTAATACTTCGCGAGCAATTTTTTGCATTTTGGTGCACCCTGTAGGAATCGAACCTACTTCACCGGTACTTCACGCCGGCGCTATGACCACATCAGCTAAAGGTGCATAATATTGGGGTGAAGCCGGGAATCGAACCCTGGTCACTCGTTTCACAGACGAGTATTCTGCCACTGAACTAACGACACCATAAAATTCGGTGGCACTGCTTGGGTCTTTTACCCCGTCGTTGTTGACAAGATGATCGGTCTTGTTTACACTGCGCGTACCACACAGTCGACGATTACTCTTCGGCTCTTGCTAACCGATTCATTCTTGGTCAGGGATGGTGGAGTTGAACCACCGCCACATCGCTCCAGACGATGTACGCTACCGTAACGCTTATCCCTGAAATATTGGCTCCGCATGCTGGGATCGAACCAGCCTAACCAGTGATTAACAGTCACGCCCATGCACCATGCTCGGGTTTTACGGAATAAAATTGGCGGTCCCAGGGGGTAACGATCCCCCTCTTCGACAGTGACAGTGTCGTGTGCGTCCATGAACACTTTGAGACCAAAATTCTTGCTATGTCCTTTTGCGAGGACTCTGGTTGTAGTTTGAGAAGCTTGTTAACATGTATCCAGAGGCTATTCTACCACAGCATAAAGCGATGCTGTGCATCATGGTCCGGCATGAGAGATTCGAACTCCCATCCCAAGGTTCGTAGCCTTGTCAATTATCCAGTTATTATGAATGCCAGAAACTATTGGTGGAGTTTGAAAGGACTTTAACCTATGCTACCCAACGTCTTAGGTCACCGCTCAACATGCGGGTCCCGGGCACATTCCGGGAAACTAACTCCATTATTTGGTACCGCCGGGAGGTAACGCTCCTCCGACTTCGCGTTATCAGCACGATGTTATACTTTTTAACTAAAGCGGCATTAAATTCTTGATGTTTTCTTATTCTACACTAAAACATCAAACAGTGCTGTAGGCCAATTCGCATTGTGGTGATGGCAACCATGCATTCTACTAATTGGTAGGGCTGGAGGGTACTGGCCCCTCTTCTACTGGTTAAAAGCCAGTTGCTTCACTTTAAAGCTTCAACCCCATCAAGTGGTGCGCCGGGAGGGACTCGAACCCTCAAAAGCACGGCTTCTAAGACCGTTAGGTGTACCAAATTTCCACTAGCCACCAGCGCAATTATTAATGCACCCAAATTTACCAGACTTGGATGACTTTAGAATCCATGGATTCATTTACGGAACATTTGTTCTGGTCAATAGTTCTGCATCAATACCTCCGATGATTTATACGGGTCCCGGTAACCAGCGACATTCTTGGTACGGCAATGTTAACCGACATGATTCACATGCTTTAGTTTTGGTGGACCTATGGGGTAACGATCCCCAAGCAAGACATTGCAAGTGTCCTTCGCGTCCCATACGCTAAGCCCATTATAAAAATTGCTTAGTGGACCATTCCCGTTACGGGTTGATTTTGTCCTTACTACAGACTTTGCTAACTGTTAATCTTTATTCGTCCTTTATACCATCCAGTAGGTATTGGTATTTCTTTTTTCAATCGTTTATTAATAGTTCCATCATTAATAATAATGGTACCTGCATTAGCATCTCTAGCAGCAGATGTTGCCTTTCCTTGAATCTCATTCCACAATTTTCTCATGTGTTCCTTATGCTCAATAGTAGCATTAGTGATTTTAGAACCTTTCTTACCACCGCGTGAACGCATTTCTTGCGTCACAATTGCATTTAGCCTAGCGCCTTGACCACCCATTTTATTGATATGGTCAAATCCACCAAATCCACCTCTACGCAAATTATAAACGTCATCTCTAGATAGAAATTCTTCGTTTACGATTTCTTTCTCTCTAGCAAACATCTCGCCCGCGGAGGTAAATCGCTCTAAAATCGTTTTGGTAAAGTTTTCAATTCCATGCTTTTCTATTGCATGTTTAATAACCTTTCCGCTTCCCATATATCCATCGTCTAACACTTTGGTCTTATGGACACCAACGTACTTCATTCCGTTGATGTTGTTCTTAATTTCGTATAGATAATAGTGCATAAAGCCTCCTATATCTATTTAGTGAAATCAAGATTGTGTGGAGACGTGTGGTTTCGATCCACTCCCCGAAGGACGAGTTTTACAGACTCGGTGCCAGAGCCACTGGCTTTCCATCTCCATATTTCCCCGCTTACCATTTACGGAGTAGCATTTCTAAACGCCTTACTTCTTTGTAAGGAGGTAGCTACGGCAAGCACATTGTGCTTGAAATTAACTGGTACCCCGAATGGGTTTCGATCCCACTTCCTCTGCTTGAAGGGCAGATATCCTAGCCACTAGACGACCGGGGCATAATTCATATTTGGCAGGGCGTAAAGGACTCGAACCTTTAACAACGGTTTTGGAGACCGCCGTGTTGCCATTACACCAACACCCTATAAATTCTTATTTTTATTGTTTGTTTATCATTTCAAATGCTGCTGTTGAGAATTCAACTCAAGTCCGGCTACCGGTACGACGCTGTCAACTACATTTGAAATGATTCCTCCAACCGGGTTATTACACCACCAGTTGTCTCCCGACATAGGATCGCGTTGCAATCGATGTAGAGGAATACTATCGAACTAATTTTTAAAGAAACATTTTACAAACTAGCTCGATGGCTTATGCTTGTTGAAGTGTTTATTATAACACAGTTTTGAATAAAAGAAAATAATCAATTTAATCAATTTAATTCAGAACTTGTTTTTAATGAACACTAAGCGATTAACTCTATCATTTATCGCCGTTATGTGAGTTATTGTATCACATTGTTGAATAAAAGAAAATAATCAAATTATCCAACTTACAACTTCTGCAACTATACAGGGTGTCCTTATCTGTTTCCCCGTTGCATGTGAGTATTGTAACACACTCACGAATAAAAGTAAATAATCACTTTATCTATAGTAAACGACTGTTCTTTGGCAACCGTTCACGTAGGAATTCCATTTGATCTAAAAATCAAATCCCACTAAATACTTGATAGCCACGAACTTGCAGGTTCTGCTATCTCTAGCCATAATCTTAACAAACCTCAGAAGACTTGTATGACCAGCCAAAATATTTATTATGTATACGCATACATACGATCAGAAGATTCCCTAACAGCTAAAGCTGGAACACCATATTATATAGGTAAAGGTAAAAATAACAGAGCTCACGCTAAACATTCATTTCCTATACCAAAAGATAAATCTAAAATAGTGTTTCTAGAAACTAATCTGTCTGACATTGGTGCTTGTGCTATAGAACGAAGACTTATATCTTGGTGGGGCAGAAAAGACAATAATACTGGAATTTTATTAAACCAAACAGACGGTGGGGATGGCTCATCAAATCCTTCTATAGAACACAGAAAAAAAATTTCGAGACCCGGGCCACTTAATGGTATGTATGGTAAAACTCACACAGATGCCACCAAACTAAAAATATCACGTAAAGATAAAACACATTCGTCTGAAACTAAAGAAAAAATGTCTATAGACAGAAGCAATGGTAATAACTATACAGCAAAGCGTTGGTATGTATTAACTCCTTCCTCACAAAAAATATACGTACACGATCTACCAGGTTTTTGTAAAGAGAATAAAATTTCTTATAATTCTCTTTACAATTCATTAAATAGAACCCCAATATCTAGAGGTTCTGGAAAAGGTTATCAATTAATTGAGTCTTGAATTCTTAGGTAATCTTTCCTTAAGAAATATCATCTGGTCATTTAATATCTTATGTCCTTCCAAAAGTAACTTTTCAGCGTGGCTGGGAACATAAGGTAGGTACAAAAGTTCCATACCTGCTTCCTTCAACGTTTGGTCATCCTTGTCGCAGTTACAATCACGGCAAGCAGTTACAACGTTCGTCCACACATCCAATCCACCACGACTACGCGGGTGAATATGATCCCGACTGAGCTTACTAGGACCGAATTCACGACCACAGTAAGCACAAGTGTTACGGTCACGACCGAACAGTGTTCGGTTACTCAAAACAACTTCCTTATGAATCTTATCCATACTGAAGCCACTCTGTGACTTGACGGCGATAATACTAGATGTTTCAATCACAGATTGAGTACCATCGTTTTGGTATCCACCACGTAGCACAAATTTTTCTTCGCCCCATTGCCATGCAACAGAGTTTGTAGCATGATAACATGCCGCTTGTTCTAAACTAATCCAACTCCGAGGCGTTCCGCCTACGTCCAATGCCAAAATTCTTGTCATAATTAACCCCAATAAAAAAGCCCTACTATTTCTAGAGGGCTTTTTGTAGAAATTAGAAACCGATTACAAAAAGCCCATTAACAATCCCATCCCGCATTAATGCTCGCAGGTGTATAGCCGTCGATCTGCTCAAAAGAGCATTCGTGGCGGAGTGTTAGCGATGAAAGTTTAAATTTTAACATATATTTTATTTAGTGTTCTTAATCTTTAAGATAACGAAAAACCGGTAAAAATCTACCAATTTGATCATCTTTTTCAAAATAAAATTTTGAACACAGACTTCCAATCTCCCAGAGTTTTACTGTTTCTAGTATAACATCTTTACCATTAAAAGTAAAATAATTAAAAAGTCTGTCTTTACTATAAGATTCTCTAATTTGTTGGGAAAAAATTTCCTTAAGCTCAGAAGGTGAAACCGGACGGATCGAGACCCTTGGTTTTGACTTCCCATGCTGGTGTACCTGTGGCTTTTTCCCACTTCGACTCTTCTTTACTTTCTGCTTGCTTTCTTGGGGCATATGTTTTTCCTGATGTTGCTTCTGGCAAGATTGCTCCCTGAGCAGAATCTTCCAAATCATAGAATGTCATCTTAGGTCTGTTAATTCCAATCAAGAATCTCTTATCCTCACCTGGATCACTATATCGATTTTTTAACTGCTTAACCATAATGCTATTCTGTTCATCCAGCTCTTCACTACGGATTAATGCAAACAACATATCAAGTGTCATAACAAGACCCATAGAATCTGCTGTGTTAGAACTTTCAACTTCGCTATTACCAAAGCCGCTGCGGTTCAACTGAACACCAGTCAAGATTGGAACATTATACTCTACAGCCAAGCCACGCAGTTCTTCTGCTACAGATTTGATATAAGAATAGGTATTAACAGAGCCACCCATCTTCATACGACTACTTGCGCAGATACCCAAATAGTCAACAATGATAAGTTCAGGAACAAATCCCTGCTTGATCTTAAGTTCTTCCAATAAAGCACGGAAGTGTCCTACGTGAGCACTACCAGTCGGATATTCCTTAATAAACAACTTACCTTGAGTCTTGGCTTGAATCTTATCAATCTTTGTGACAAACTCATCCTTACCCATTTCGGCCAGTTTATTAATATCTACGCGAAGCATATTAGCATCGATGCGTTCTGCAATTTTCTCTTCGGCCATTTCCATGGAGATATAGAGAACATTACGACCTTGGCGTAGAGTGGCGGCGGCGACGTGTGTCATAAACAAACTCTTACCGCCACCGGATTCTGCAGCAACTCCATAAAGAGCCTTGCGTGCTAAACCACCTTTGGTGATTTTGTTCAGCATCTTCAAGTCAAATGGAATCTTTTCTTCCTTACGGTTGTAAAATTCCCAACGACTTGCTGCATCCGTAGTATAACTGTGTCCAACCGCAGTATCAAAGCAAACCGATAATGCGTCCGTCAATAAACCAGGGATTGCATCCTGTGTTTTATTCGGGTCTTCACCTTCGATGATCTTAATGCTTTTAAGAATTGCATTATAGATAGCTCGGTCCTTACAGAACTTTTCTGTCTGTGGTACCAGCCAATCAACAGAAGTTACTTCCGACGGTAGTGTATCGATTTGTTCTACGGCTTTTTCTAGGACTGTATGAGAAACATCCTTCCTATTACCAAGTTCAATCTTTAGAATATCCTTAGTGATTGGTTTGTTATACTTCGTGAAAAAATTGACAGACTCTTGCAAGATTGCTTGGTCTGTCTTTTCAGCAAAATATGATGTTTCTAAAAAAGGAATGCACTTACGTGCAAAGTCCTCATTTGTTAGCAGATTGGATAAAATCTGATCTTCTACGCGCATTAAAGTCCTTCATCTTTCATCATAAATTCCTAACGGTTCAAACCGTTGTTTAAGTTTCTCAAGTGTTTCTGGGTAGTCAACGGGATCATTCCAATGTGATATTTTATGCTGTTCAAATGTAGATTTAGGTGTGAATTCCCTACATATCGGACAAAGAAATTCTTGAAATTGATTTTCCATAAATATTATTGTAGCATAAAAACTACAAGTCAAAAATAATGTCTATCGCGGTACTGGAAATACCCATAGACTCTAACATCGGGAAGGATGCCAGCTATGTCTATTTATAAATTCTATGTGTACGCATATCTACGTTCGAAAGATTCAATTACTGCAAAAGCCGGAACACCATACTATATCGGTAAAGGTTCTGGTAAGAGAATGATTGAAGATCATAGCAAATTACAAATCCCACCTGATATATCAAATATCATTATTTTAGAATCGAATCTATCAGAAATTGGAGCACTTGCTCTTGAAAGAAGATATATTTCATGGTATGGTCGCAAGGATATTCAAACCGGAATTTTATTAAACCGTACGAATGGCGGTGAAGGTGTTTCTGGTCTTAAACATACACCCGAAACTAAAAAGAAATTATCGGATATGGGTAAAGGTAGAAAGCTTTCACCCGAAACTAAAAATAAAATGTCCGAGTCTCTTTACAATCGTACGCCAGAAACAAGAGCCAAAATGGTAGAGGGAATGATTGGGCACAATGTCTCCGATGAAACAAAAGCTAAAATTTCTGCTGCAAACAAAGGGAAAATTAGATCAGCTGAAACACGAGCCAAAATTTCAGAAATGAATAAAAATCGACCACAAGAATTACGCGACAGAATAGCAAACTCTAGACGCGGAAAGCCGTGGTCGGGACAAAGAAGATTAGCACACGAACGCAAAAAGTCAAGCTAGGAGATTACGTGACATTGATGTGCCATACTCTGGTTCCGGGACCTTATAATCCTCTGGGAGCATGATCTTATTTGATTCTTGAATAGCAGTAAAAATACTTGGTCTCTCAGGTACTACATGTGTTGACATATATTCTCCGCCATCACCTTCAATGACTTCTTCAACTCCGCCAGAATAAACAGCAGTACCGTCACCCATGGCTTTGACCAACATCTGTTGTAGGATATTACCCAATAGTAAACGGAAATCCGGATTATCTTTTGTCAGTGATACGATTTTCTTATCCGTAGAAATCAAATCGTATTCAAAAGACAAAATTGGCTGTTCGGGATCGGGAAACCAAACACGCCCAAACTTAAAGACTACACCCTTAAAGTCACCATGGTTAATAGTGATAGCAGTCTCATTATCACCATGATTAGCAAGGGTCAACCCCTCGATCACATCCTGAAATTTCATGCTGCTTCCATTTCATCATCAATTTCTGAATCACTCATAATAGAGCCATTTGCAACACTGTATTGTGTCTCAACATATTCCTTAAAGGATGTACTAGAGAGAATTGGCTCCCAGAATGCAGCAACATTTGTATCTGCGATGCGGTATTTCTTTTCAGAAATCTCGCCTGTTTCCTTGTCAACAGATTGGTACCAACCATTGCTCGGCTTGATCACATGACCAGATTCAAGAGCAATATCAAGTAGACCCGAGTATTTCTGTAATCCTCCACCATGCATAACAGTAACAGGGATACGAGATTTTTCGCGGGCGAAACGAGACTTCTCTACAGTGACGTTGAAGTTATAGCCAGCGACTTCAGTACCATCCTTCTCTTGAGAACGACCAATAATCCAAATTGTATTTGCAGAATAGTAGATACCTGTGCCACCTGATACAATAGCCTTTGGATACAAACCCTGTTCCATATAAATGTGATTAACCACAATCATAGGTAGGTCCTTTAGACTCAAGTGTGGTGTTACCATACGGAACAGAGACTTCAGTTGTTTAGCACGGCTCATATCTGCCACTGATTTTTCACTCAGTGCGTCTTCAACTTCCTTCTTTGAAGCCAGATTACCGATAGAGTCAATAACAAAAATAACCTTATCACCACGCTTAATACCATCAAGCTGCTTCATAATATCAAACTTCAACTGCTCGATATCTGTGATTGGAGTATGCAAAACACGACTCTTATCAATCCCAAACGAATCGAAGTAAGATTGTGGTGTACCAAACTCAGAGTCATAAAACAAACACACACTATCCTTGTGTTTATCCATATAAGCCTTTGCCGATAGCAAAGCGAAGCTGGTTTTAAAGTGCTTACTAGGTCCAGCGAAAACGTGTAGACCAGAAGTAAATCCACCATCAAGGCGACCAGAAAATGCAATATTGATAGCAGGTACGGATGTAGTAGTAAATTCTACATCACTGAAAAATTTACTTTCATCAAGAATAGCAGTTTCCTTGATTGTACTGGCCGCCTTAAGTCTGTCCATTAATCCCATGTGATTCTCCATTTAAACATATTGTTAATTATATCGTAACTTTCAAGGACAAGAAATTATCCAAAAAAGTCCTCCAGTGAACTCGTTTCAACCGCATTCCATTTAATAGCATCCAAAATAATCTGCATACTAGCTAAGAAGGTCTTATTAAATTGTTCTTCGTAGTCAATAGCAGAAATAACTCCAAACTCGTCTGGGAGTTTTCCCTCGGCAGGGAATGCAACAACATTCTCACGCATTTTATTAGGGAGTTTCAAATATAGGAATTTAATTTTTTCACCCTCGCCGATTGAGGGATAAACACCATCAATTTTGTAATGCTTTAGGTAATGATTATATAGCAACGTTGCACGAACTTGAATTGGTGTAGATTCACCCCTACCCTTCTTGTAGATATTGTTACTATCAGAATACTCGAACAAATTATTAGCACCACGCGGGAATGCAACCTGTTGATATGGGAGTTTCATGAATTCATCGCGAACTTCCGAGATATATTTCTGCACACCCTTCTCGTTGCTATCAAAAATAATATCCAGTGCAATCTTCAGTTTATCGCGAACAAAGCGTGGTGTTGAACTGCGAACCATTTCAAAACCCTTAACCTTGAACTTAGGCTTGGCATATGTAACACCCTCGGAAGAGTGTACACGGACTGCATACTTTTTCTTGCCCAACCAAATAGCCTTATCTGCAGCAACTTCCAGCTTGAAACTAAGCTTGTTATCGAACGACCGCATCTTAACACAGCAAGCATCACAATATTTGTTAACAATGGGTGTGATACGTTCCTTAGCGGTTTTTTCCAATGCTTTGATTTGCTTATCATCGGTCACACCATATTTCTTGAAAACACCTTCTAGAGTGAAGTACAAAGAGTCGGTATCAATATAAATCAAATACTTAATACCATCTGTCTTAAATGCTTTGTTCAATGCTTCATCAATATTATTTTCAATAGTACGAAGAACATATTGACCAGTTAGAGTAATCGACGCAGCGTGATCATGTTTAAAGAATCGGAAATACTCATTAGCTGTAGCACCGTACAAAGAATTCATAAGAGTTTTAATTGCGTTTTGCTTTGAATCCAGTGCAGCAATTTTATTTGGAAGTGTTTTATCCTTTGTATTTTCATACACCTGTTCAAGGTCCAACATTTCTCGTTTAGTTGCCTTACGAAGCGACATGAAGTGTTCGACCAACTCAGGTAGAATACCGCGTTTCTCTTTTGAGTAAACAGCACCAGCAGGTGTCACAATGAAATTTTCATCTACATCAATATTTTTATCGGCAAGAAATTCCTCGATATTGGCACCACAATTACCAATCCAAGTTTCAGGGCTGATATTGTTAGTCATAATGATTGACGGATACAAACTTGTAGCATCCAGAGACACTACCGAGTGGTACCAACCCGGTACCGGGTCCTTGACATAAGCTCCTTCAAGGGATTGAGATTGTTCACGCTGTTGTTGTGGGAGGACAATATTCTTTTCCAAACAGTAATTAGCAATAATTGCATCCCATAGTTTAACTGGAGATGCAACGTCCTCATAATTAACATTTGCTTCATATGCCAGAGTAAGCACGAGTTCAATCAGACGGAGTTTATTATCCAGCTGTCGAACCAACTGTGTATCAATTACGTTATAGTAGATGAACTTTTCCCAAGCCTTCTGCCAGAATTCATTAAATGTACCAAACTCACTGTGGTCAACTTTAGTGTGTCCCAATTCCTCTTGAGCAATATGCCCCAATGAGTAAGACTCCTGTTTCACTAGCATATACTTCTTGTACAAATCAATGTAATCAAGAATAGAAATACCTGTAATAGTGACTTCATACTCTAGATTTCCCATGAAAGTCTTTTCACGGTAAGAAACACGATACCATGGGCTAAGACGTTTCACAGACTCATCACCCATAATTCGCTTAATACGATTGTGCAAATACGGTACGTCGAACTGTGCAATATTCCAACCAGTGATCAGATCAGGTTTCTTCTGCTCGAGGAACTGAATAAACAACTTCAGCAGGGTGTATTCATCAGGACAATGTAGATAATTAGTGTCCTTTCCGTTGTAAGGATTCAATCCCCATGTGAAGGCCTCTCCGGTATGCATATTAACCATAGTGATGGCAATAACTTCACCATCAACATTCTGCGGGGTAGGAAAATATGTCTTACCATCTTCATCCTCTGGAACTTTGGTTTCAATATCCAAGGACCATGCCGATAGTAGTTTGTACATCCACCCCGTCGGCTTATACTCATTCATATATTGAAGCGAGTAATTCAACTGGCCGAAAATTTCAAAACCAGATACACCGTCGTATTGTTTTACATAATCACGGGTTTCTACAATCGAGCCCGGTCGGTGTGCATGAATAGCATCACCGTATAGTGTTTTAAATGGAGTTTCACCAGACCGCTTCACATATAGAGTTGGCTCCCATGCATCCTTGCGCATATTTGGAATACCATCTACAATTTCCCGTACCAAAACATTGGAACCTACAATAGTAACATTTGTATAAAATCGACTCACTGTTTTCCTCTCAAGAGCATCAGACCATCATAAGCACAATCATGTGTCGGGTGATGTTTAATAACACTACCGACTTCAAAATCTGGAACATCAACATATCCTGCATTTGAAGTATCAGGATAAATCAAATCAATAGCAGTCCGGACATCCCGATAATTATTATAACCGATAAATGGCTCAACATCATATGATCTTAGTAAAGATTCTAAAACAGGTTGATCAAGAGACCCTCGTACCCAAACACAAGCCTTTTTATGATCTGGTTTTGATTCAAAAAACCCTTTAATTTTATTGATAGCAACCAAGCAGTCTAGGTCTCTTTCCTTATCTGGAATGAACGATGCTCGCTGAACAACTTCTGCTTGCTTTTCCCACCACTCAAGAACATTTTTGGCAACAGTGCGTCCTTTGAATAACTCAGTGACTTGTTGTTTTGCATTTAGTTTTACGAATACACCCTGCTTTAGGAGATATTCATATGCCTCTTGATTATCCTCGGGAAGTTGCTCAGGATCAACCCAAAGCATTGCAGCGGAAAGACAAACACAATTTGATTCAATACCTAGTGTCTCTAGGTCGAGGATGAAAAATCCACTCATAATAATACTCCAAAAATAACATTATATAATCTTACAGAGAAAACTGAAATAATTATTCGTCGCAATGCTTACCCATACTACACTCCTCAATAAACGCCATGGCATCTAATTCTTTCGTAAAAAATCTGAATAAAAATGTACTATCAGGCCCGAATGCAAAAAGCATTATCTGCTCGTGTCCGTAAATAGAAGCACGGAAGACCCATTGATCTATTTTAAGCAACGGAAATACTTTTATATCCATATAGAAAAGGGGCAAAGCCCCTTTCATTAGAAGTCTGAATTTTCATTCAAGAGCTGAGGATGTGTCTTCTCTGAAGGTTCCTCGATATTGATACGGATAGGTTTCTTTTCTTCTGGAAGTTGTTGCTCCAAGAAAATACGAAGCATACCATTTACATAAGATGAAGTTTTGACCCTCACGTATTCACCAAGAATGAAAGTGCGGGCCCAATTTTTATTAGTCAAGCCGCAGTGAATGATAGAATCACGCTCAACCTGTGTCATAACAGGCGGTTCGCACTTAATATTAAGAGCGTCATCTTCAATAGTAATTTCAAAATCACTAATTGAATACCCCGCCACTGCTAGTTCAATCACGTAAGAATTTTCACTAGTCTTGCGAATATTATATGGCGGATAAACATACTGTCGTTGCTGTTCGATCAGCTTAAACAGATTTTCTCGCGTTTTTGTCATAGTATCAAAACCAATAAAACTACGAGGTGTGTAGATATTTTCAAACATAAGTTCTCCTTAATAGACTTTCGTCCTATTAAAATTGAGTATCCCTTGCGGCGATACTATCCGGGAACTACTCCCGAATTACTTTGGTTTGCGTTCACTACGCATAGCGTATTTTGACTGCAAGTTCCAATTCTTTTTATCTCGATATGCTACTACCTTGATTGAGCTCAAAGGTACCCGCATATCAATATATTCGTCAGAAGAAACAACTTTACATAGGCCCCATTGTTCCAATAAAGCAGCAATGGTGTTTCGGCGCGAAATGTCTTCATGAGAAATATCGGATGGTCTTCCATCCAACTGAAATAGTTCCTTAAACATGGCACAGTAATATTTACCACGTTTGTGCAGAATGTGACACGTCTGATACAGTGTATCATCGCGTTTTGATGCAACCCCAATACGTGTCAAAGTTTCCTTGATTTTTAGAAAGTCATCGGGAGTTGATAATTCAATTTCCAATAGCGATTCTGAAGTCCATGGATATAGGTCAATTGTATTTGTTGTTATCATTATTTTCCACCACAATTTGTCAATGTTCGTAAAGTATTTATACTTTCTTCATTTAACAAATTGTAGATGGATTTGGCACGTTGTCGATTGACTTTATACGTGTTCATGATAAGTTCTACGGTTTCATCCTTCTCTGGTTTGTGCCACTTGGCGAACCTCTTCTTTTTAGGTTGAACAGCCAATCTATAGAAATCATACTGCCACTTTTTGGGAATTGTATGAATTTTATTCATCTCGTTGGCCAACATTACTGTATCAACAAACAAGCTGAAGTTCCGATTCACCATGAACGAAACGTAATCCTTCTCTTCTATGTCAGACCAATTATCTATCGTTGATGTGGACAGCTGTCCAATAATATCAAATAGTCCAGACATTATTCAACTTTTTGTAATGAAATATTACCAGCTTCAATCAAGAAGATACGCTGACGTGGCTCAAGAGATTCAATGAGTTTTTTCTCACCTTCTGCAAATGTTTTGGTCTGAAATAGAAATGCAGAGTTTACAATATCATGCCAGTAAAATGAACCGTCAATATTTTCATGTGAAATTACGCGGACGGGAGATGAAATATTCATCTGCATTCCACTGAACAGTCCAATTTTGTAAACCATTGATAAAACAAAACCACACGCCAAAAGTTCCCAGAAATATGTGCTTACGAATTCCACACAGCCTCCGACATGAAGTGAGTTAGTGCTGCAGCAACAAGAACTTCTGTGTCCGCTACTTGACTACACTTATACATATAATCACCGAGGGTAACAATAACACTTGGTACACAACGCGGATCAAGCTGTGGAATTACCTTATCATACAGACCGCGGAACACGACTTCCGGTTCCATATCATTATAATTACCAACCCACTTGCGCATCTCGGTGAAGTTTTTTACCTTCAAATGTTTGGCCAGTTCTTCAATTAAAGCATCGGTTTGGTTAACAAGAATACCTGTGTCAATCTTACCACTTGAACTATAACTCTGCAAAGCGTTCAGAGTGCTACGGAAATCGGGGTAGAACTTTTTGACCAACTCGGCAACCGCCGGCTTATCGTACTCGATATTTTCTGTCTCGAGAATTGTAATAACACGCTTGAAAAATGCAGCCTGGAGTTTTGGAATTTCTGTCTTAGGGACTTTAAAGTCAATTACTTGGCATCGGCTATGAATAGCATCCATAACCTTATTCTTGAAATTACACGTGAAAATAAATCGCGTGTTCGGAAATTGTTCAATAACACCACGCAACGATTGTTGTTGCTGAGCACTGGCTCCATCGAACTCGTCAAGAAGAACAATCTTAATTCCATCACCAAATGACACAGACGACGAGAACTGAATCACATTCAGACGAACTGCATCAATGCCTTCTAACGAAGCATTGATGTACATCAGGTCGGCATCGAGTTCGTTTGCGATGATTCTTGCCAGTGTAGTTTTACCTGTACCAGCTGTACCAGTGAACAAGAAGTGCGGGATATTTCCACTATCCAAAAGATCACGGATCATTTTCTTAGTTGATTCTGGGAGAATAGCATCTTCAAGTTTCTTGGGGCGATACTTCTCTGCCCAAACTAATGAATTCAGCTTGTCGTTGTCAATGCTCATTGTATGACTTTCATAATGTAGATATGCTATTGTATCACACGGACACAATAGAAAGAAATAATGGCGAGAGGAATGTTTTACTAGCCTTCCCTCCCACTGCTAGACATTATTCGGTTATAAGGCTATGTTACCTCAGAGTCGATCACGCTACAAGAGCGAAGACCTCATCGTTTTGTGCAATATTTGCATTTACTTACATTTAGTTTTTACGTCTATCACTGACGAGTAGCTAATCTATCTTACTTCTTTCGGAGTCGAAAACCTGTTCAGTCCCATCAGAAGTGTTCTAACGTCTATACATACTTTCCACGAGAGGTATGCGGTGTACGAGCCCTGAGAGTATTTCATCTTCTAGAACACTTGTGGTGGAACTGCCCGGAATCGAACCGGGGTGTTCCAATCGTTTCTGAAAGTCAGTTGACTACCATTACTTCTATTTATGGAATTGGTTTCCATTCATTAGCTGTTGCACCTGGCTCCCATCGACCTTGGGCCACAATTGGTGAATTAATCTTGATAGTAGAACCATCTTGACAAGTCACTTCATATGGCTTAAATGTCGGCCAAGTCACTGGAGCCGGTGTCCAATTTGGCGGATAATAACCCGGCCAAATTGGAATATTATTCATATTGTTCCGTGAAATATTATTCACCTGTTGTTGCAAATTGATGACCGAGGTCTGTAGAAGTGTTACTGTATTTTGCAATAACGTCACAGTCTTTTCTAAATCTTCAATTTTCTGTTTTATCTGTCCTGGTGTCATATAAATCCTTTTGGTGCGACCCCCGGGAGTCGAACCCAGACCTTAAGAATTATGAGTTCTCGGCACTACCATTATGCTAGAGTCGCAATGGCTCTTCTTAACTGCACATCCTGAGAAAGAATTTATCGGCTTGCCAGCAGTTTAATAAGATTCGGCGGGTTGTCTCAATTACTAGCCCGCTTAGAGCCAAAATAATTAACCGTTGAGTTGTTGCTGGCCAGTAGTACCAACAGATTCGTCAGTCGATTCAGTCGGCTTTAGCAATTCTTTAACTTGCTTCACGGCGTTATTCAACGAAGTGTGTACTGTCTGTCCACCTTCATGTTTTTGAACAATATATCCGCCTTCGACGGATTGAATACTAATATACTTGTCTTCCATAATTATTCCTTATAGTTCAGATGTAGATTCCAAAGCAACGTAAACGGTCAGTTTACCATCTTCAGAAACAAAGCGGCTAATCTTCTTACGAGAAATAGACACAGTGTACTTACGTGGCATCAGCTTCAAGTTTTCAATCTTGATATTGGCCGTAAAATCTGCTGCATCGGTATCACCCAATTCCAAATTGAATGTATTTGCGGTGGTGTTCTTCAAGTCTCCAACACAAACAACCAGTTTTCCATCCTTACCGATTACCGATACATCCAAAGCACGCAATACACTTGCAGTCTTTTGAATTGTTGCCAATTGTTCTTCGGACAACTCAAAGTGAATATCAGCATCAGGGAACTTGACAGATTTAGTTGGAACAGTCAATACAGATTCATCCGCCGCGTAGAACTTGACACTGGAACCGCCTTCCTTGATGACAGCAAACTTTTCCTTGAATTCAATATCAGGATTGCTAAACAATCCAATAACACCGAGGAATTCACCTGCGTCATAGATACCGAATTGTGTGTCGAATGTTTCATCAACCGAAGCACTAGCAATTACGTTCTTCTGAACATTGATAGTATCGAGTTGATTACCCTTCTTAATCAGAAGGTTTTGATTAATACCGGCAAAGTTACGAATAACAGCCAATGTTTCTTTTGATAGTTTCATTTTTTATTTTCCTAATTGTGATTGTCGAACCATGTAGTCGAGAACCGATCCGAGTGTAACATAAACATCTTCTTCTGGTGGCTGAAATGGCCAGCCTGGTGCTCCGTCTAACTTGATAGACTCTGTACCAAACTTTTTATTTTTGTCAGCAGTTTCTTCTGCCTCTGCTTCCAGATCAGCAATGAACATCAGGCAACACAACGCGTGAGCCATATGAGGTAAACCGGTTTCTGGATCATTCTTTTCACCGGTCATATATGATGTAATATGACGTAGTGCAGCATCTAGATAACGCTCGGGCCCGTTTTCTACATACTTCCAATTATTTGGCAAATACTTCTTTGCACCAAATGTCAAAACTTCCGAAACAAGACGAAGAGCACGCGGAGGCAAAAGCCCCATGCGTGCTTTCTCTTGGTCGAATTTCATTCCTAGAGTTTTCGTCATGAGGCTTTTATTTACGCTGTGAAACCTTGTTCTTGCATAGCTTGTGTCGGCATACCAATGCGGTACTTCACAACACGGCTACCATCACGCAGTGTGCGCTGGTTTGCATAAACAGCAATACGGCGCCAGTTGCGCAGACCACCAACAATAGCGTCTGCCGATGCAAAACCAAACTTCTCTACTTGCGCAGATGTCAGTTCCTTGCCGGTGCGCAAAGTTTGAATCAGGCGCTCAGTCTTAGAAATTTTCTTCTTCATAATCAATACTCCATGTGGTACTTAAAATTGATATTGTGCTACCACTATCACACAACACCAAACTCTTTTAGTTCAGCAACATATTCGGGATAAAATTCGTGAGTAGAATCAGGATCAACTTCATCTACTTCTTTGAATTTTGGAACGGGTAATTGGTACAGCCCGCGGCCAATATTGTTTCCCATGATAAGCCAAATTGGCCATCCAACCTTATTCGATGGGTCTTCTTTTCTAAGACTCATGAATTTTTCGTGTGCTTCAACTAATTGCTTATGAGTTATTGTACCAGAGGAATACCAATCACTGAAATAATCTTTGATTAGCGAGAGCCACTTGGCTTGCTTGGGTGTTAATTTTTGGAATGTAATCATGAAAAGAGGGGACCGAAGTCCCCAGAATTAAACAGTTTCAATATCGTAGGTGTTAACCAGGTACTCAAAGGCTTCGTTCTTAGCCTTGTTAGAGTTACCCCAGAAGGTAGAATCCAGCCGGCGGTCAGCCACACGACCAACATGGTGATCGTTGTACTCAGTCAGAGCATTCAACAGACCGTATACAGTTTGTCCCGCAACATCCGATCCCATACCACCACCCAAGAACAAGTTATGAACTTGGTCAACATTACGGACTTCTGCGTTGGTTGGATCAGTCGGGTCGTTGGCTAGCAGAGACATAATGTCTTGCCATGCATCCTTAGTGGAAACGGCCTGAGCTTGCATCTGAACCAGTTGACGGGAGAATTTATCCCAAGAAGATTCAAACAGACCAAGTTCAGATTTAACCTGGTTAGGCTTAAACGTAGTGCTATGAGATGTTGCAACCTTGGATTTATTCTTTTCTGCCACTGCGACACGCAGAGTGTTATTGCAGACCACACGGACTGAGGTGAACTGAGCAGAAGTTGCCATAGTACCATCACAAGAGGTAGACAGCAACAGATAACCATTGATAGCGTCACCACCATTCATGATCAGCTTTTGTTTTGTGTCAGCCAGTGCCCAGAATTTCTTGCCACCGAACAAAGTTCCGGCAGTAGACAATTCCATACCAGCATCTGCGGTCAGACTACGGAAGAATTCCAAAACTTCCTTCGGTTGAACAGCTTTATACTTAGAGCTAACAACCGACAGACCTTGTCGCGTATCGCTACGGAACAGGATGCTACGATCCTCAAATTCCTGAATTTGATTATCCTGATCTCGGAAGGTCAGAGGTGTGGAAAGAATTTCCCAGTCCATTCCAGCTTGTTGCTGCCAAGTTTCAATCGAACTACCACGGGTCAGTTCTTGTCCCAGGCCGTGCCAGATTTCGGAACGATCACCCACGAAAGCCATTTCAGTAAAACCATTTGCGCGTTGCGTCAATTCATGTGCCATAATATAAAGTCCTTAGTTAAAAGAAAAGTCAAAACTTGTTATACTTCGTTTTGGAAATGTAAGTATAACACATTCATGAATAAAAGTAAATTAGCGATTCATCTTAAATTCGCAACGCTTTACTTCCTCAATTCGCTCGTTAAGCGAAATCATTGCATCGAACAGTGAATCAAGGTGCAACTCCATTTGAGCAATACCTTCCATATCATCACTATCGCGATAGAGTTCAATTTCAAGCTTGAAAGCACCAATCCGTTCCTGCAGAGCCATTTGCACTTCCAGTAGATTACCCAAGTCTTCTGAAACTTTGGGTGCAGTAGTCTTTTCGATTTGCTTCATCTGTGCAATCTCGAGCAGCTGTCCCGCATACTTCACTATACGGGGTACACCGCGAACATTAGGCTTGCGCCAGTACGCCAGCTGCTTATCAGATAGACGATTAAATTTCGTAAAGAAATTGGCCATTGAAGTACCCATTCGGGCATCCGCGGGAGTGAATCCGCGACCATTATTCCGATTCGTACTCTGGTTGTATTGCTCATCCGATGTCTGACGATCGTTTAGAACAATCAATGCGCGACCAACAGCTTTATTGTTGCTGATTAACATCTGAATAATACTATCTTTAGTCAGAACCATATTAACCTCTTGTTTCAATGGAGTTATTATATCACGCCAATGAATAAAAGTAAATCACTGAAAAACTTCACGCACTGTGCGCGCAATCCACTCGTAAGGATCACCTGTACGGGCCTTGGCTACACCATAGGGCATTTGATTGTTCTGTGTGTAATAGTCAAACAAGACTTGAAAATCAGTATCTGTCATATTAGAACCAACATGGTATACGCGTTGCATTGCGTGACGGACTTGGATAGGAATAATATGCGAGACCATTTTAAGCAGCTTTTTGTTGAGAATAAGCAATACGTTTTTCAATGTTATCAGCAACCATCATCTTAAAACCAGCAACGGTCACAGGATAGCCACCTTCCTTGAGCCAACGCTTAATATGAGGAAGCAAATAACCTTTAGATTCCAACATAGTTAGGGGGGCGATACCCAGCTGCAAACCGTGTAGATATTCCTCTACAGTAAAATTCTTTACTAGAAATGCGAGAAACGAACTACGGTTGCCGCGCTTAAAGCGGGCGATAAACTGACCTTCATAAGTAACGTATTCAGTACCAACAAAATTGGCTTTAACAAACTTAGTCATTTTCATTCCTTGTTTCAAGGAAGTTATTATATCATCAAAAAGAATAAAAGTAAATCGTTAAAACATCGAAGATTCAAAAATAGAAATTGCATCACGAGGAATATTGAATTCCTCTGCTGTGGTCCAGATGAGAGATTCTACTTCAAACCCGGCAGCATGTTCTGGATTCATTGTGTACAGAAGTTGGTTTCCGGTCATAGAAAAATCCATGATCCAACCTTTATTGGTTACAAAAACGTAGTACATATGAATCCCTGTTGTGATGTGTTATTCTATCATATCGATGAATAAAAGTAAATCAGTCGTCTTCAAACATCCGCGGGTTTAGGTCCTTAAAGACTTGTCGAACCAAAGGTACATCAATAAAATTACTATCATACTCACAGTCCCAGTCATGATCCCACATGACCTTAATCAGAGCCTTGATTACTTTCTTTTTCTCTTCTGTAGTACATTTCGTCTTTAGTAATTCACAAACAGCCACATCAAAAATTTCTGTCCCACTAGACCACCCCATTGTGAGTCTCCTTAATATCAAATCTTTTATCAAATGCTGCTAGTACAGTATTTGCCCACTCGGCTGGTACAGTTTTTGACCGACAATTTTCAGCACGCGTACACTCTGCTGCAATTCTACACCATAACTCCATACGAATTCGTTCAACTTCATCTAAATCCATAATTACTCCGCAATATTATAAACAGAAAAATCACCGTGTTTCTCTACATGAATAACACGATCATATGCTTCGGTACTAGCATCCGCGTGGCTAATAACGATCACATTACTATCTGGAATTGTTGATAGTAAATCATTGAATGCTACACGAGCGTCCAAGTCAAACGCACCATCAACAATTTCATCCAGAATAAGGACGTTGGTTTTTGCACTATTCTTTAGTGCAGCAAGTTGTCTAAATGCCATCAAAATAGCGAAGTCGATACGACGCTTTTCACCCTCGCTGAAACTGCTATAAGAGAAAACATCTCTACCCCGGCTACGAATCACTTCATTAAAACTTTCATCAAGAGTAAAATCAACAAAGAAATCAAACATAGCAAGATACTTATTGATCAACTGATTCATGATCGGCAAGTATTCTTTTACCACAGCAGTTTTAATACCAGTATCCTTAAGTAGCTGAGCAGCTACTTCCTGAAGATGTTTTTCTTCAGACAAAGAATTCTTTCGTTCGAGAAGCATATTACCTTGCTTACCAATTGTGCGCAATTTTTCTGTCTCCGCTTCAATATCATTCGTATTGTTCAGGATAGAATTAATAGTGCTATCAATATTTGAAATTGTAGTTTGTATGCGAGACTGTTCACGCATCAACTCAATGATTTTATCTTGAATAGTTTTTCGATCTTCTAGATATTCATTATAGAGTTTACGATCACTTTCTAAAGCAGTAAGCATTTCAACTTGTGGGGCTAATTCGGCTTCAAGTTGTTCTATTTCCTTTTTAATTCCAGTAGTAACATTGTGTACATGTGATTCTTCGACCTTCTGCAGACATGTCGGGCATTCATCGAGAGTATGAACAGACTTGATTTTCTTGGTTAGAGAATCAATCTTTCTACGTTTTCCCGTTATATCAGAATCAATAGTATCAAACTCGTTAATATCAAATTCGACCACCGGTAACACATCTAATTCATGTTGTGAGTCAATAATAGCAACTTCACATTTAGAAAGTTCCTTAACTGCCACGTCTTTTTGTGTCTCATAATCCGCAACGCGTGCTTTTGTATTCTCCTGCATAACACGAATTAACTTCTGTTGTGCAGCAGCTTCAGTCTTTTTTAACTCAACTTTATGGGTGATTTCAGTGTACTCGTTCTTCGTAGATGCAATGCGTTCCTTTAGAACTACATTCATTCTACTAAAGACTTCAATGTCTAGAATAGACTCAACAAGCTCTCGGCGCTGACCCGCTCCAAGCTGCATAAACGGGATGTAAGAAGCAGAACCAAGAACTGCGATTTGTTTAAATGTGCGCTCGCTGATTTTTAGAATTTGTGATTCAAGAATTTCTTGATAGTCACGTGTTGCAGCATTTTGTTCAATTAACACACCATCACGGAAAATATCAAACACATTTGGCTTCATACCACGTGTAATTTGATATTCAGTGTTACCTATGTTAAAGAATATCTCTACGACCATTCCACCTTTATTGATAGAGTTGATCAGTTGATTCTTATTGATATTACGATAAGGTTTTCCGTACAGTGCATAGAGAATCAAGTCCATCACAGTAGATTTACCGTGACCGTTTTTCCCGCGTACTAGAGTTGTCTTGTGCTTGTTCAAATCAAACACAGTCACTGAGTTACCATAACTCAGAAAATTCTTACATGTTACTCTTTTAATTACAATCATTCTGCAAGGGCTTCCGTGTATAGTCCGGACATATAGTCTTTAAGTCTTTGTTTATCAACACTAGTGGTTAACGAATCAATATACTGGTTAATTATTTCACGTGAGTCTTCTATCTTGATATTTCCATCTACATCAACACCGTGTAGGTCTGCAAAATTCTCAATGATATTCAGATCATATGGCTGGTGGAGTTTGATACTATCAACGAATCGGTCGAAGGCATACAAATCAGTTTTCTTTTCAACCACAAGTTTAACCGCTTTACCAGCTAGACTTGAAACATCACCAGACCAACCCTCGTTATAGATAATCCGTTCAAACATTGTGTATGGATTTTGAACAAAAGTTAGTTCTCGAGTTTCTGTATCAAAAATATGGAATCCACGTGGATCATGCATATCTGCAAATGTAATTTCATACGGAGTACCAACATAACGGATTCTATAGAACTCGTCATAACTGCGCGTATGATAGTGACCGCTAAGAGTTAGCTCAAAGTTTTCAAATAGTGTGCGAGGAAGTCCACCATGACCTGGGACACCCCGCATCATTTCAAAACCATCAATCTCAAAGTGGCCGCAAACAATATCAACAGAAGCAATATGAGGATTAGAGAAGAAGTTGAAAATGTCCTCTTTGTTATCATCACATATCCACGGGATCAAGGCGAACTGTGTGTCATCAAGTTCAACTACAGATGGTTTATTGATGATAGTGATATTATTCTTATATTCATTGGCAAGCAACAGCTCTGGTGTATTAACACTGAGAGTGCTTTTATAGAAAATATCATGATTTCCAAGCAACGTCCACATATGCATATCATTCTCAACCAGAGGATCAAACCACTCTGATTTACACGCATGATAAGCTTTAATACTTAACGATGTTCTGTTGTCAAACAAGTCACCAAGTTGGATAACATTCTTAACCCCGTGTTCTTTGCAGTACGGATAAAATATTTCTCTAAAAAACTTATTGAAAAATTGGCTGTAATGATTAGACGCGTTGCGTGCGCCAAGGTGTGTATCACCGACTATAGCTATTTTCATTCCATGTAATCTTCAAATGGACTAGGGGCTGCAACCTTACCAGGCTTCAGATCTTTTTTGATTGGTTCTTCATCGCCAAGACTATTGATGAAATCATTCAACTGTAATGTATATTCACCGTCTTCATCTTGTTCTTGAAGTGAGAATGTGTCAAATCCAGCAGAGCTGACTAAGGCCCGTTTGATCTTACTCTGTTTCTTTTCTGTTGCAATTCTACCGATAAAACTATACCAACATGTTGTAGTAAAGTACCCAAATGGTGATGTAGATCGTTCTGGATCAAAACTCTTAACGTATTTCAAGCATGTTTCGATTGCATCTCCAATCATTTCATCTCGCCAGCTATAACCAGCAAAATTAGGTCTTTTCGCTAAACCAGTCGCGATTTTAACGATGCACTCACCAATGTACTCGGGAACACGGGGAATATCGTCTGGATTCGCATCACAAGCGGCTCGATAATCTTTTAATGCCGCATAGAATGCCTTATTGTCAATGTAATGGGATGTGCTCATTCAAACTCCTTTGTGCTATAGTATCACAAAAGTCTTAGGACTAAAATAATACAAAGATTATTTCTGTGTCCGAGAATTGATGGATATAATTATCCTGTGATTCCTGATGAGTATTGGAATCTGAATTACTGAACTGTATGATGTTCTGGATGAGCAATAGGACTGTCCATTGTACTATAGTTCTCTAACTTGTTTACTAACTTTGTATACAATTTATGGGAATCAGGATGCATTTTTGAAAGGATCATTATTGATTCATTAGGAATGTAAAATGTACGTGAACCAGAGAATGGCATAAACAATTGACTATTTAACTCATTAGTCAAACCATTATCCCCTAGAATAGGAATTGTTCTTATCACAATAGGGCTCTCAATATAAATCCCATACTGTTTTTCATCTACTAGGGTGAAAATTAATTCCTCTCCCGATGTGAGTTTCATAGTATATAGAAGCTCATTTGCTTGAGGAATATTTTCAATGTTCTCTGTCATTTTAATTCTAGTTTTATTAATTTCCAATCAAACTGTTCTTTTTCATAAATCCCAATTCTATCTTCCATGTGATTCCACGTGGTGTTAGTATATGATTTATATGAAAGATCATCTGATACGTCATACAGAACACATTTGTTCTTACCTTTATTTAGTCTCAATCCCCGACCAATACTTTGACGGATACGGATTGTACTTTTGCTTGGGAAAGCAAATATAATGTGTTCAATACTAGGGATATTTACACCGGTACTCATTAGTGCAGAATTGGCCACAATGATGGCGTTGTTTTCTTTTGACAGGATATTCCGAATTTCTTCACGTTCAGATACGTCAACACCACCATGAATAAAGTACACTGGGCGATCTGTTCGCTCACGGATCATTTTATCAAGAACTGCACCATGCTTGGCCACAAAATTAAACAGCAGTAAAGTATTACCTTCTGTGCTGGTAGCAAGCTTTGCTAGTAGTTTATTCCGTGGCTCGTAGGAAATCAAGAACTGAATTTCCTCTTTATATGACATACCTTTATATGTTTTGCGGATATGTTCGGGGTAACCAAGAGCAAGACACTTGATCTTAAGTTGTACAACTTGACCAGCATCCATCAATTCCTTGGTTGAAATAACTTTGTGAATTGGGCCCATCAATCCTTGTAGTACAAGTGCATTGATTTTGGTATCGTCAATAGTACCTGTAGTTCCAGTTCTGTATTCTGTCATGGTAAACTGCTCCATGACTTTCAAAACCACATCAGCTTTGTAAGTGTGTGCCTCGTCCCAGATACCAACATCTGTTCTGTTAACCAAATCTTTGAAATTCTTTGGGTCACTTTTATACATGGCTGCAATAGATTGCCATGTACTGATAACTACGTGTTTATCAAAAATACGTTCTTTACCACTATACAATGTTGTACAGTTCTCATCAGCATCCCAACCATTAGCACTACTGTAGTCTTTAAAGTCGGCTAATAGCTGTTCTACTAACATTGTAGTAGGAACAACGATTAGAATGTTTCTGTTATTCTGAATGTGCCAACGAATGACACTCATGATAATCATGGACTTACCAGAAGCTGTTGGGCTTAATAGAAGCTGTCGTTTATTACCTATTGCCTTCCAAACTGCATCGTATTGATATTCGCGGATATCTAGTTTCTCGCCGCGCGCGTGAAGATCGAGAGAATCTACGAAGTCTTTTACTTCATCATATCCAATATTGTTATTATTGTTTAGAGATATATCGGCTACAACTTCATAATCACGTGTGCGAGCAAATTTAATTACCTCGTTAACAAGACCTTTATAGATTGTTTTTCTACGTGAATCAAATAGGCGAATCTTACCGTCCCACATTTTATTTTTGTAGGAAGGCATATAACGGTAGCCAGGAACAAAAAAGGTAAAGAACTCAGAAATTTCTTGTTCAACACCCCAATCATCACAACGAATCTTTATATGAGTCTCGTTAAAAGGTAATAGTTCAATCATTATCCACCTGCTCTAAATTTCTGCCAATCAATAGCACTACGAATTGCCCAATAGCGATTCTTAATTTCACCCATGACACTTTCTAAAAAATAGATAGTAGTCTTCATATATGATAGTCTTGCAAGAATAGTTTGAATATCTTTATCTGCTTCTAGTAAATCAGGAATATCAGCTTTCAATGAACGGTATTGCCACTGGACCCACCCGCGTTCATCAAGTTCTGACTTTGTCATTTCACCACGGAAATACTTTGACTTAACTGCTTTTAGTTCTGCTAGGTCGTGCTCAATCTTAGTTAGTTTGAGCCTAGCATTAGACAGTTCATTTAGATATTTGGAGTGAAGTAGTGGAGAAGTCACAGCAGCATATCCCAGATCATCTGGAACCTTGCAATCTTCTGCCCACATTACTTTTAATTCATCAAGTTTTGCCATAATATATCAGAGTGTAAATTTGTATTTAGCTGAGTTTAAAATACGAGTATTCCATTGTCAATGAAGCAACCAAATACTGTACATCCGTATTGTTTGAGCGGAACGTCAGCGCACCAAGTGAAGTCGGGAAAGCATCAACAAATGTAAAGCGCTGTAGCGGTTTGTTATTGCTATCCATAATCATCAGGAAACAATCTGAAACCATTTTTGAATTGTCACTGAAACCATTAGAGTTTCTATTCTCGTTCATATACTGTGTATACTGTTGATGCCCCTCGGGGTAACCAAGTCCTTGAATCCAACCGAACAGTGCTAGATAATTACTCATCTTCTCGTCAATTAAGAATTCGATATTAAGTGTTCCAAATTCCATTGTTTCACCTGGCAGCTTGACATCATGAACACTAGATGTCTGAATTGCTGTTCCCAGTGTAACTGTTGGTAGAGATACTTCTTGCAAGAAGTAATTCAGCTCTGGATACTTCTGTATAGAGAACTGAAATGAATTTGGATTCAACGTTGAAATTGTTGAAGGCACTGGGCAACTTAAAATTGGCATATATTATCCTGCAAAAACCGTACTACAACCCTCTGCAATTGCAGAACCACAAGCAACCATGTCACCAATTCTACCCACGGCGATACCATTAGCAAACACTGTGCCAGACCCGGCCGCCAGTGAACTATCACCATGCTTGGGATACGTGTGATCGGGCCAGTGATCACCAACACGGTGTACTGGAATGCCCTCAACAAACACATTACCCGAACCCGCATCATTAGCGCGTGGCGGATATGGTCCATGACCGGTGCATTTACAACCTTTAAAAGCTATTGCTGGCATTAGACGTAGTTGGTATTAATAGATTCTGACTTAAAATTTGATAGCGGAATTTTCATCGAAATATGCATGGAATTCAGCTTATCTTTATAAAAATGCGCTTCTTCTACGCTCATATTGTATCTAATCGTCACGTGTGCACGGAATTCCGGGTACGAATGAGACAGTCCTAAATCCTTCAGTTCTTTGTGCATTTCACGTAGTACCGTACTATCAAGCTCCATAACAATACAAGATTTCGCTATATCTCGTTCTCCGTCTTTTGGTATTGAATCAAAACACTCAAAACCATGTACTTCAGCTGATACTGTTTTTGGAAAATATGTATCAATATAACTCTTTACACGTTTTGGATTAATATCTGTACCCTTGCTAAAAATCAGTGTACAGTGATAGTCTTTGTTTGGAGGTGCTTCTCCGCTAATTGGCTCTTGTAATCCAAAGCGATACCAAAAATCGGATAAATCCGGTGCGTCAATACAGACATAGTTACCACCGGCGGATTCAATCAAATAGTCTTTAAATGTTTTCATTAATTATTTATCCACATCCTGAAATAATTTTCTTTCTTGATATGTTAACCCATCATGAAGTCTTCTATTACCACACAAGAAACAGTTAGGTGTTCCACAATCCATGGCAGCATGTTCCACATGCTTTTCTGATTTTAATGTAGAGCCAATTCGTTTTGCAATTTTCATTTGCTTTTTGGCATAATTTTCTTTTTGCTGAATTCTTTTTGCTCGGTTCATAATATTCCTCAGACAATAAAAAACCCGCCGAAGCGGGTTTTGAGTATCAGTACTAAACACCCTTTCGAGTATTTAGTATATGGATTACATCAAGTTATTTACAGTGACCTTACGGTAGTAAATGTTCTGACCAGAAGTCAGTGACGTGAATGGGTTTGCTACGAAACCGTAACGGGTACGGAAAGCAATCTTTGGTTGGAAGGTTGCTGGATCAACAGCACGGTACAGGCTCAGTGGAACGTATGGGCAGTAGAATGCGCCAGCGTCAAACGAAGAAGAACCTTTGTAACCAACCATCAGGAACTGAGAAGCAGTTTGGTTTGCTGCGAACGGATCAACATAAACCTTGTACTTACCATTCAAAACACCTGCGAAAGTGCTAGATGCTTCGTCAACCTTCAGACCTGTAGACAGTGCTGGAGCATAGTCCAGAACACCAGCCATAGCCAGAGCACTTGCTACGTCTGCAGAGCAAACGATGAAGTTACCGCGACCACGACGTGTTTGTTGATAAATCGCATTAGCTTCACGCTCGATTTGGAACAACAGACCCTTAAACTTTTCAACAGACCAACGACCATTAGAGTCAACGTCCAGGTCAAATACACCAGCTGTAGCGGTACCAACTTGAGCACCTGGCTTTGCAGCGATGTAGATGGAACGAATAACTTCACGGTTAATTTCATTCAAGATTTCCTGAGACAGGATATTGCTCAGTTCAGCTTCTGCATCCAGACCGTGAACAGCCTTCAAGTCTTGAGCCAGTTCAACACTGTACTCTGCCTTCAAAGCACGGCTTTGAGCGGTGACAGAAGTCTTTTCAATTGTGAACGCCATTTCACCGAAGTTTGTTGGCGATGTACCAGAACCGGTTTGAGCTTCAGCTGTTGCTGTAGCGTATGCAGTACCTGCTGTAGCACCTGCACCAGCTGGACCCATAGTACCGTCGGTTTGAGTACCAGTACCAGAGAATGCTGAGTTAGCTTCGTTAAACAGAGCTTCAGTACCACCTTGTGTACCATACTTGCTCTTCATAGCGAAGATCAGACCTGTTGGCTGAGTCATTGGTTGAACACCGCACATGTCGTATGCAATCATTGCTGGCATTGCACGACGGACCAAGCTGATCAACACTGGATCGAACTTGGCTACACCACCTGTGTCAGGCATTGCACCAGCCGAGTTGGTTGGAGCAGCTTCAAACAGAGCTGCACGTTCTTCCATGTTGTTACGTTCTTGGTTTTCCAAAAGAACAGCTGTAACTTCCTTACGGTAGTTATCGGTAATCTTTGGAGCATTTTCAGCTTCCAGAACTGGAGCCCACTTTTTAACTAAATCTGCACGAGTTGTCATTTTATTTTCCTTATAGTTGATGACGTTTTACTTAATTGCGCTGACGTAACGAGCCATATTTGGATCGAGAGTCTTAACTGTTTCATTCAATGGTGCTGGTGTGTTAGCATCTAGTGTAACATTTTCTTCCAGGACCTTTTCTTCCTTCTTAGCTGTCTTATTACCAACATAGTTTTCACGGATTACGTTCAACTTTGTCTTAAACGAGACTTCATCATCGAAAGCAATTTCTTCAGCCAATAGCGAGAACTTTTCAGCATCAATATCAGTCATACCTTCGGTAGCTTCATTGATTGCTGCATCCTTAGCATATTGCTTAATAGTCTTTGTCAATTCGACGTTCTGAGCAACCTGTTCATCTAGGGATTCTTCCAGAGCTTCATTCTTATCTTGTAGAGATTCTACCAGATCAAATTCTTCATCAGGAAGATTAATGTTGTGCTCTACGAACACATCATGCATCTTGCTAATAAAGCTCTCAAAGATTTCCGCTTTGATACCACGGTCAAGGGCGATTTCATTCTTATTCATCCACTGCTCGACAATAAAGTCAAGGTATCCATCAACTTTTTCAACTAACCCCTCTTTTAGTTCTTCGGACTCGGTTAGAGCACGAAGAGCCAATTCTTCTTCCAGTGATTCCTGAATTTGGGAAACACGTGCCGCCACTGCTGCTTCGAAAATCGTAATAGCCTTGGTCTTAAATTCTTCTGTCAAATCAGTGCCATCAAACAGGGCACCTAGATCAATAGCTTCCTTAACTGGGCTTGGACCAGTTGGCTTAGGGTCTTGACCTGTCATCTTACGCTTGATCTTTGCATTGCTAGTACCAACCTTATCTTGGTCTTGACCAGTAGCTGCTTGAGATTGATTTGGATCTGTTGCTTCTTTCACAGCATCACCCTTTTTACCTTTGGTCTCATCTTCAGAACCATCGACCAATGCATCCTTCTCGTTATCATTGGTGATGTCATTATCCTGATCTTCGTCAGCATCTTTATTGAAGTCAGCCTCTTTAGACTTTGCTTCATTTAGTTTTGCAGCTGCTTCTTTCAAAGCTTTGATCTTATCTTCTAGTGCCATTTGGAAACTCCTTAATAATATTTAGTAATATTGGTTTTTAACTTTTGATGGTTTTCATGAACTTTTGAAACTGACGCAGTGCTGTTTCTTCAAGTTGCTTGGTGGTAGCTGTTTTAATAGCTGCCTTTGCTGCTTCAATTTCACGTTCTTCGTAACGTCCATCAATATAAACCCAATCACGGCTTTCGTTGATAGCGTTAACCCAGCAATCAATACCACTTGGGTCTGATACTGCATCAATAGCCATCATTGCAAAGTCGTCTTTAACATATACGGTTCCCGCACGTTCTTCAATAGAACCTAGACCGCGTGTTGAGACACCCATTTGCACACCACCCTCAAGAAGTCCTTTAAGAACATTACCCTGAGGTGTATTGAGTACTTTCGCTTTACCATAAACATCATTTCCCTCGAAACGAAGTGTGGTAATTAAGTGTGAAGCAAGTTCTGGCTTAACAGTTGGGCGGCTTTCTGGGTGGCTAAGTTCACCCAAAGCTCGGCGACTATTAACGAATTCGTTCACATATTTGTTAACTGCACTCTCCATAATTTGTTTTGGATAAATGCGGCCATTACGGTTCTTTTTCTCTGCTTGAGCAAAGATACCTTCAATAAACAAAGTTTTATTATCACCAGTACCCTCGGTGATAATCTGTACATCATTAAAGTCTATTGATTCACGTAGAAATTTCATGTTAGCTGCCCACCACTGCTGGGTTATCATAAGAACCAAACTTCTCAGGCTCAACTGAAGAAATATAGCCAGTCTTACGGATTGTTAGATATAACTGTGCTGTACCAACCGATGTTACTACAATATCAGATGCCGAACCCGTATTGTCATAAAACCCCAGTGGACCAAAATCCATAACACCATTGCGATATAGTTGAAGTACAGTAGTACCTCCACGTGTAATCGTAATCAGATCAGAAGCACCTGGTGTACATGCCCATGTTGCTGCAATGATTGGACAGTCTGGTGTACCACCAATTTGAGTTGCTAAACGAAGAGCTGTATTAAGTGTAAGTGTATCGTTTAGTGTGGTACCCGCAAACTTGACAACAGCCAAGTTATGGGTATTTTTTAGAATAGTGATTGCCATTTATTATTCCTCTGTGGTAGCTTCAGTCTGTGTGAATAGATTGCTAGCAATTTCACCACGGCGAGACTCAATTGCATCTGCCAATTTTGATGACATGATTTCATTGAATGTAGACTCAATACTGACTGTTTTACCAGATTCGATTGCGTCAATTAAACTTTTTACTTGTTCCATAATATCCTCCACACTTTCCTTAACGATAGAGTGAGTTTCTGCTCCACCAATTTTATTACGTGCACGAACTGCGCTAGGTGCATCTGTGTGAACAGAGTGTACTTTACCGGTTTCGCGATGTTTTACCAAGTATTTAGCTTTTTGCGCGGGTCTTGCATTTCCAGTAGAAGCCCATGAATGTTCAGATGCACGCTCGGTCCCATGACCTAAAGCTTCATCAAGTTCTTTATTTTTTGACATCTTTTTTGCCTCTATTCTTAAAATCTGACTTTTTCTGATTCAAGCGTTCCGCGTGCATTTCATCATTTTGATCAAGTTTCTGTTGGTGCAGATCATCGCTCTGTTGCATTTGCTGATCTTGAGCCATTTGATCTTGAGCCATTTGATCTTGTTGCATTGCAAACGAATCAACTGGATTACCATCACCGTCCACAGTTGGCATTCCAGGGACAACTGGATTTGCTGCCGGACCTTCTTCTTCAATTTCCTTTTGGATATCTTTGATTTCTTCATCATCCATACCAAGAATATTGCGTTGAATCCATTGCTTAGAGAAGTATTTTCCAGAATACTGATCAACCTGAACAAGTGCGCTCATCTTGCTGTTGATGATTTCAATCTTTTTGAGTTCTGCAAAATGATTATCTTGAATGTAATCATAACGAATCTTTTGCTTGATATTTTCCCAGTCAGAAAGACTAATAATACCTTTAGCAACTAATTGTACCTTTAACAAATCTGTGAACAAGCTACTAAATTTCATACGTAGCTTACCGACAAACTTACTAAATTTTACTTCATCACGTGTAATTGTCTGTGATTGACCCAGAGTAAAGCCAGTATCTTCTTTAGTACGGCTAGCTGGAACATTAAGAGATTGTTGTAACTTTTTACGGAAGTATTCCAAATCATCCAATTGTGACATATTCTGTGCACCTTGGAGTGTTGTGATTTCTGTACCCTTGCCACCTTCACGGCGAGGCATCCAGAAATCTTCCATCATTGACAGATGACGTTTTGTATCTGCAACTTCACCAGTATGAGCATCATAAACAAGTTTATTACGGAACTTGTTCATCATTTCTGTTACATATTGCTCCGCTTTCATTTTTGGCATATTACCAACGTCAATATAGAAAACGCGACGTTCTGGAGCACGAGTCAGACGGTATATGACAATAGCATCTTCGATCATCTTTAGTTGATTTGCTGGTTTAACCGCTTTATCAAGATGACCGATAACCATACCATTATTTCCATCTACATTACCAGATGTACATAGAATAACAGAATCCAAGGACATTTTGATACCTTGGATATTTTGTTCGGTAATACCCTTCTCGTTATAGATGTAGTATTCTTCGATTGAAGTTACAACTTCTAAACCTTGTGCATTACGACCCTTATTGATTTGTTTGACACGTTTAATTTTACGTGGATCAATAAGACGAATTTCTGCAATACCGTCTTTTGTATTTTCTTTTTCAAATAGAACGTGGGCATAAAGGCGACCATCGACATACCACTGACGAAAAATGTCGTGTCCCTTCTCGTTGAAATCAAGAATGTTGAGAATATTTTGAAGTTCATCTTGAAACTTCTTTTTAATATTCTGCGGTGCTTGTAGTAGATCAAGTTGTAGTTTGACAGGATAATCTTCCTGATCAGTAACTAGTGATTCATTAATAATGTCATCAATAGCTGAGTCAACTTCTTGGAATCGTGCAACTGTACGATAACGAGAAATTAATTCGTTTTCTGTCTTTACTTGACCTTCAATATCAAACGATAAACCATAGTGTTGACCTAGGCTACCTGTGCCTGCATCAATAACAATGGCACCATCGGTGTTTTGCGGGGCAATTACCGATGGTATCTGTTCAGTGTCAGATTTATTTCGTTTAAATTGAAAACCAAATAACTGTTGTAATAATGAATTAGCTGTTGCCATTTAAGCCTTAAGCGATGTTGACGCCTTCTGCACCCTCGGAGGTGAAGTAGTTGTAATCAAATGTCACAGAGAATGTAGCAATTTGATTGTTATTTTCCCAATCCATGGCGATAGCACCAATTTCTGTTGGGAATGCATCTACAAAGTTGTAAGTCTTAACAACATTATCATTACGATCCAGTGCTTGTGCCATTAGATCAGATTGATAATCAGCTGGGCGAACCGCACCGTTGGTGCTTGTAGACTTCTGAATTGTGTCAATCCATGCTTCAAAAGCATTACGAACAACGAAATCGGTATCTGTATAAACTTCAATTGTCCATGGTTGGAATTCACGTTCACCAGCAAACTTGACAGGGCGCCCACGATAAGAAACACCAATACTAGAAACAGATGATGCTGGGAGTTGTGCCGACTTGGCAAGGAATTGCAACTTTTGTCCAGCAGCAGAGCCACCAGGGATAATTGCAGGGAATACAATTGCGCACTGGAATTGATTTGGGCGGAATCCGCCTTGAATCATTTGTGCTTTAAAGTCTGAAATTCTAGCAATTTTGGGTTCCTACTTTCTTTAAAATGTTTATTTGTATAGCGCAGTGAGACCTTCCGGTGAGCGCTCAGATATTTAAATATCCTGTTTATTTATATGGTATTGTCATTTTAGTCGGGGACCGAAGCCCCCAATTTATTAACCCGCAGCGCCAGCGATTTCGGTAAACGAAACACCAGAGCGAGTTGCTACGAAATTCAACTGCATGAAGTTGATAACACGGTTTGGCTTGATATAGATATCAGCAACGAAGCGGTTAGTATCAATAACTTCACCAGTATTGTTGGTTTCGTCACAAACAACCAAGAAGTCTGTCAGACCACGGCGACCACGGACATCACGTAGGAATGGAGAAACCATACCAACGAATTGAGCACGTGTGAAACCGTCGTTGAATTCGAACAACTGGTACTTACTTGCAGTTGCAATAGCCTTTTCCAGAACAATGAACAGACGACGAACATTGATACGATCAAATGCACTTGGCTTGCTCAGAGCTGTCTTGTCACCGTACAGAACTGTACCTTGACCTGGGAACGATACAACTGGGTTAACACCATTCTTGTACAGGTTATCACGATCGGTACGCTTAGGAGAGAATGCCAACTTAACAACATTCTTAATCTGACCACGGTTGAAACCAGCAGGGCTGTACCATGGATCATCCGTCAGGTCGGTGCGAGCGCACAAACCAGCAACGTCACCGTTCAGAGGAACCCAACGGTACTGATCATTGTATTTGTCGTACTGATACTTGTAACCAGAGTCGATAACACCATAAGAACTAGAAGTGATCAGATTACGGTAAGCGATGATACTATCTGTAATAGAACTTGTAGAACCAATCAGTGGTGCGCCAGTGCTTGTATCTTGTGGTGACACAAATGCGATACAATCCTTACGAACTTCTGCAATATTCTGGATAACATAGTTTGCCAGTGTAGCATCGGCAGGTCCAACAGCAATTAGATTAACATCGAACTGTTCATCGTTGTTGAACAAATCAAATGCTGTCATCTTTTGTGCATTTGTCGATGTATAGTGATCAACACCACCAACGAAGCTGCTTGTATCAGCACCAGACATACGGAATGCAGCTGCTGTAATAGCAACAAGAGCATTTGCGGTCAGAGTAGCCGAAGTAGCAGATGTGACAGACAAAATAGTACCGACGAAAGCACCAGAAGCATTGTAAACCTTCTTACCAACCATGGTTGAGTCGAAAGCTGTACCAACACCAGCCAGAGTAGCAGCACTAGTTGTACATGTTACTGTACCAGTTGCTGTTGCTGTCAAAACGTTGAATGCGCCTGCTGAAGTCAGTTCAACACCAAAGACTAGACGGCCACTGATAATGGAAACGTTTGTTGTGTGATCCATCCAGTAGATGTACTTTGAGTTATTGTTTACGACGTTCTTGTAGTAAGCAGATGTACCATCTTCTTTCTTGGCATTAGAAGCCTTAGAGCAGAATGGATACTTTTCAAGAACTGTACCAGCCGTACCTGTCCAACGACCATCCTTGTCAATGACGATGACGTGAAGTTCATCGTCTGTTGCACCAAAACTAGATGCAAAAGTAGAAGTATTTGGTGCAGAATCAAATTGATCCTTGTACGCCCATGATGCAAACGACTCGCTGTCTGCCATGGAAACTGTAATAGAATTACCAAGAGTACCTGGGTACTTTGCAGCCCATGCGCCAACAATACCTTCACCGTTTGCGTACGATGATGCATATACCGAGCTATTGTTAATCTTGATACCACCGGCAGCAGTTGTAACAGTACCAATAACAGCAGGGGTTGTATTTGTACCAGAAACAGTTACGGTTGGAACGGAATCATATCCTGTACCAGGATTTGTAATTACGATACCAGTAATAACACCGCCAGAAACAGTCGCTGTAGCAGTCGCTTGAACACCACCAGCAGTAACTGGAGCAGGGATATTAACTGTAACTGTACCGGAATAACCAACACCACCAGATGTGACAGGAATATTTGCAATTGTGCCAGTAACAGAAGATACAGCATTACGTTGATTTGTTGTGTCTGTGCGAACAACTAGAAGATTGTTAGAGTATGCCAGGAAGTTTGCAGCATTGATCCAACCCATAGCATTAGATGAGTTTGGTTTACCGAAACGCTGAACTAGCGTATTTTCGGA